CGTTTGACGGTGAGATTGCTTGCGATACTCACTTCCGTTCTGGTCATTACGTTTCCATTGCTCCGACTGCCGAGCAACGTCGGTCGATCTTCAAGGATCGGGACACCGACAACGTTTGGCCTCGCGTGATGATTAACGCTGGCTATGATGGCAAGGCGTTTACTGCCTCGCTTGGTTACTTCCGTGATGCGTGTAGCAATCTGGCTATGATGCGTATGGTCAACGGTACAACCGTTTCCATTCGTCACACTTCCGGCTTGCGTGCCAACATGGACGAATTGATCGCTACGTTTGAGACTCTCAAAAATAGCTGGTCAACTCTGACTGACGTTATCGACCGTCTAGAATCCACTGAGGTTCGCATGACTGAGTTTCTCGACTCTATCTATGGTCGTCCTGATCAGGATCAGTTGGATCGTGCGGCTCGTGGTGAAAAGGTACGTGCGGTGACTACTCACCAAAATCGTACTGAGGCAATCTGGAAGCGTCTCAATCGTGAGCGTAACCTGACAGGTCGTCCAGCTATGACCAACGTGGTTTCCGCTTGGGAAGCGTACAACGCTGTTCAGGGCTACGTCCAGCACGATGCACAAGCGAAGGAAGGTTTCAAAGGTGACTTTGATCGAATCCTGCGTGCGTCCAACTCGCAAGAAGTGCGGGCGGCTGAGAAGCTCGCCCTAGAGCTTGCGGCCTAATCTGTACCCCTTTCGTGTGCCGTTGCCGGTTGGGACTCGTTGTCCTGACCGGTAGCGGTTTTTTTCTAGGGGTGTGGAATGAACATCGGAAAATTTATTTTAATTTTATTTTTTTCTGTCTTGACACTTGGTATCGTAACGGAACTGATTAAACGACGCTAGGAAAGTTTTGACGTAAGTGCTTGGTATCAAAGGACTTACGAAAACCGGGGCAGCAACACTTGTGCCAAACTCTACAATGCAAGCGTATTTCGTATTGTTTATCTTTTTGCTGTAAGTACTTATATAGTAAGGGTTTACGTTAAAGTTCCTATTGACTTATGTCGATACTATGGTATAATGGTACTATGACCAAACGTGTCAACTAGTCTTGTTGGGGGGTTAGGACTACTTCACCCATGCCACCCATTGGAAGGATCTTCTCTACATTGTCTCATCTCATCTATACTGAGTCGCCACAGATACCACCAGTCAGCCACTTTCACACCTCTGTCGAACCCCTACCAAACAGAGTCGCCACCCTACCAGCCAGTCAGCGGATCCAGCAACTTTTTGAAACTGTCGTATCTCATCTAACTAGAGTCGCAGCTATATAGCACCAGTCAGCCATTTTTACATTTGTCTAGTCTAAAACTATCTGATTGCGGCCATTGATGGGAGTCAGCCAAAATACTGATTTATACTCCCCAGATGAAATATATAAGAAGAAGTAGTTGGGCTATACATAAAGAGATTAAAGAGATATAAGCGTAGAGCTTCTTTATGTTGTATAGTATTAGAATAGCAATGACTAAGAGCCACAAGCAAATCATCTTGAGCGTCATGAACAAAGCGACGGAACCAGAGTCAAGTTTAATCAGGAACGTGCCGATTGGATTCTGTTCATAGTCTAGAATTGTTTCCTCTAGCTTTATGGTATAGTAATGATCCAACATGCTTACCATGATTACCCATAGAAGCCCAAATATAATGGGGGCGTTGAATTTTGCTTTAAACATTTAACTAGAATATAATTTTATAAAGTTGATTACCCTCTTGACGCTACTGCCATGTATTGGGGCTATTATTATTCTAGATGTATCTTTGTACCTGCTTAATCCCGAACCCCTACATATAACTCCTATTATCTTTCCGTTATAAATAATTGGCCCGCCACTATCTCCCTGTATGCCCCAAGACAAAACTATAATCCCATCATCGGATAACTTTCTGCCAGCGAACTTTGCAGTCCAGCCACGATACGATCCTGTTCCGAATCCACCAAGATCAACATTGCTGCCCATAGGAGGAACTACTTCAGTCACACCTAAAGGTTCAACCTCATCTGGTATCAACGCTTTTATTAATGCAAGATCACCATTCATATCTTTTTCGTATGGGAACTTAACTATTACGCTATTCTTTTGTGTTTTCTTTCCCGTACTAAAAGTTATAGTTGCTAGGGAATCTTCATCGGGGACTACATGAGAGGCAGTTAATACAATCCCAATATAGTAATCAGGAAATCTCTCACTATCCTTTATGAACTTAACAACAGAACCAGTGCCTCTACTTATAGATGTCCCCCTAGAGTATTCTAATTGAACAATACTAGACTCATATGATTCTTTTGATTCTTCCCATTCTTGTGCATATAATTCTATTGGTAAAAATAGAAACGCTAAAATTAAGAACAGTCTCATCGTATTGACCTTTCGTGGTTGGTATGCCGCTACGAAAGATTATACGCAAATTTATTTCTTCTTTACAGAACTATATATTTCTTCCCAGTGATGTTCGATCAGTAATTTTACAATATAGGTAATTAGTTGTGTTGCTATCCATACCCATATATGACTTCCAACGAAAAACGATCTCTTACTGTCACTCAAATCTATATTATTGCAGATATACCTTTTGAGGGAAATTCGTAAGTCTCGTGGGCTGTCTTTGTCTTTGGGATGATGTTGTAGTTCGTCATCAAACCATTCTTGGGCTTTGTCATAAACCTCATCGAGGAGATCAAATGACTGGTCAGCATATGCTCGTTTGCCACCAAATCTACGTTCTAACTTATCACTAAAGATGCTTCGGTCTATTTGGACATTCATTGTTTCCTCCATATAGGGTTAGAGTTGTCCTATTCAAACCTTTCTTAATATCTCTGCTAAAAAGGCCGTAAGGCCATAGAGTAATTAAATAACATTGTTACTTTATAGATGTAAAAGAGCCTTTACGAGAGAATATACACCTTATATTCGTATTAAAATGGAGCAAATGGGTCAACAAAATTTCAACTTTGTGGCTTTTTGTCCCAATTTAGTAACTTTTGGAGGCAACTTCTTGGGAAATAAACCCAGACAATTACTTATTGCGGGTAGAGGAGGTTAAATCCATATTTTTTCTATTGACGTAACCCCATGCCCTCCTTATGTTTATGTATGTATTTGTCTATATGTACTATTGGTATATCGTGTGTGTGTTCTTTAATATATTATACTGTATTTTAGCTGTATGTCAAGTCCTTTTCACAATTTTATGTTATGACTTTATTATGTATTTATACCTAGCAAGAACCTCAATATACTGTGTGTTTTTCTGGCTTTTTACTGTCGATTATGTATGATGAAAAAGGAACGGAATCGGAACACTCTGGAGAAAAAAATAACTTTATGAGCAAAAAAAATAAAAAACAAAAGAAAAAGGAAATCTGCATAGACTGTAACGAAGAAACTAAGGATTTTTATAAGATACCAACCAATAGAGGCAACATAATCAAGTGTGCAAAGTGTTATGAGCTATGGATTTGGAGATCAACAAGACTTAACTGGAACTTCGGGGGCAATAACGGCAAAACAAATCATTATGACGATTAGATAAATGCGTATGTAATACCAGAAAGATAACATTAACAAGGAAACTAAAATGAGAAACGTAGCAATCATTTGTATGCTGTTCTTTATAGTGCCATTTCTGGTAGCCTCATATCCGCAAAAGAAAATTGATGATCGAAACTTTATTGAGCCGGAAAGCGTGTTTGTTTCTGACGAGCAGGACAACAATAAAAGAGTCTTATATTTTGGGGCGACTTGGTGTTCTCCCTGTAGACTGATGAAACAGGTTCTAAAAAAAGAGAATGTTAAAAAAGAACTAGATAAAGTTGACTTCATTATGTATGACGTAGACAAAGACAAGAAAGAAGCGTCGAAGCATAAGATCAAACTAATACCTACAATTATATTCTTAAATGGAGACAAGGAGAAGGAGAGAACGACCGGCTTAGTCCCAGAGGAAAAACTCATAGAAAAGATAAAAAATTTGTAAAGTTTGGGATTGACATAGACGAAATATAGTATATAATACCACAGTAACCTTTACTCGAAAACGGAGCAAGATTATGCAAATTACCAGAGAATACGAAATAGAACAGGTTGATTTGGCAATTAGGTATTACGAAAAGGCATTAGAAGATTCTTGGAGCGTTCAAGAGCATGAAAAAATCTCCGCTACGCTCAAGGGTTTAATATCAAAGTTAAAGGAACTAACACATGCCAGACAAGAGTGAATTCATAAGGCATCTTGAAATAGCACTCGATATGCTAGACAGAGCAGAGGGTACAACCCTCTATGACATAAATAAAAAAATGATGGGATGGACAGACAAAGAATATTCCGACATGCTTAAATCTCTTGCTGTTTTTCTGGTGCAGATAAGACATGACAACAAAGATGAGTAGAACGGATATATCTTTCTTGGCAATATGCTTGACTATTCAACCTAACCTTACTTTGTCTCTATATTTTGTTGGACTTTACGAATTGGTACGAAGATCATGGAAATTAACAAGAAAAGCGTAAGAAAACTTTATAGCAAAAACTTAGAGTGGGCTAAATCTGAACTGGAAACCGAAGAAGAAACACAATCGGTAAAACAACTTGCTGTTAAGTTTACCATGAACGACATGGCATCCATAACAAAGAGATACCTTCTAGAAAAAGAAAAGGTCAAATTTTTCTAAAAAAACTAAAGTAACCACTTGACAGTGACGATACCTATAGTATAATTGATAGTGTAACCGACACTTTTAACCTTTGGAGAGCATTACAATGGGTGCAGATTTTACACTGGCTAAGACTCCAGTATTCAGAATGACAGAAGATCGCAAGAAGGTTCTTACAGAAGAACTGTCCAACCTTACTCCGCAAGATTACGAGAATCTTCGTGATGAATTGTTCTGGGACGACGAGAGCGATACTGAAATTCAGGAAGCGTGTCTCGATACAATCGAACAGGTAATGAACTTGGGCGAACCTAGAGACTGTGGCACAGACTGGGAATATAATGAAAAGGGTGAACGAATGAGGTTTCTTTATACCGGAGGCATGAGTTGGGGTGATTCTCCTACAGACAACTATGATTTAGTATCGTCTTTATATTACATTCCTGTGGCTGAGACTATCGAGCGTTTTGCCGTAGAAGATTGCAAGGTGGAAGCATGACATACTACATGTATATTGAATCAGGCTGTGCGTTTGAGGCAGAGTCAGAAGAAGATGCCCGTGAGCAGGCAACCGCTTGGTACATCGAGCAGTTGCAGAAAGGTGAGATCGAACTACTAATTGAGGAAGAATAGTGAATAAGTTTAGAAGTTATTACGTTGACTTACAAGATGGCTACAAGGAAGGAGACTTGTACGAACACAAAGGAAAATTGTACGAAGTAACTAGAATTGAAGCGTTTAACCAGTTAATGGAAGTGCAGGAACTTGAAGATGAACTACAGCGAGAAACAAAAAGAAATCATAACTAAATGTATCAACAGTTTTGGTACACACGACCATCCATCACCAGATTCAGTTCCATTAGCGGGATTCACAGAACATTACATCATACAGTGTTTATGTGCGGCTTTAGATTGGGAAAGAAAAAAAAGAGAAAAATCTAAAGTTACCTCTTGACAATGCCGATACCTATGGTATAATAGAGGCATACTAACCAACCAACCACAAGGATTAGAACATGAAACTTTACACAGAAGAACAGAACGTAGCAGTACACGGCGACTTTGAAACATCTGACTTTGCTATTGGCGACATTGCGTTTATCGTAGATATGTTTGCCGACAAGGTATACTCTCACAAAGAGCGAGCGATTATCCGTGAGCTTTCTTGCAACGCACATGACAGTCACGTTATGGCTGGCACTACGGACATTCCGTTCGACGTTCATCTGCCAACACAGTTAGAGCCATACTTCTCTATTCGTGACTACGGTACTGGACTCACAGACGACGAGGTGCGTAACATCTTTGCTGGTATTGGTATCAGCACCAAGCGTGACAGCAACGAGGTCATTGGTTGCTTTGGTATCGGTAGTCTGTCGCCATACTCTATGACAGATAGTTTTACCGTAAAAAGTTATATCAACGGAACATGCCGCACCTACACATGCTATCGTGACGAAGATCGCAAGCCAGTGGTTGCTCTGCTTACAGAGTGTGGATGGGGCGGCAAAAACGGTCTGGAGGTCACGCTATCTGTAGAGGGCAAGGTGTACGAGTTCTCAGAAGAAGCGGCTAACGTGTTCCGGTTCTGGGAAGGTACTGTACCAAACATCAACGATAAAAGCGTTGTGCGTACCATCGAGGAAACCCGTGACGACTATGCGTTCAAGGGTGAGGACTTTGGTTTGACCGCCAGTTGGGGTAGCATGTATGCTCTTATGGGCAATATCGCCTACAAGATTCCTGATGAGCTAGATGACTTCAACACAAAAGGTTATCTCAAGTTCGATCTAGGCGAGTTGAGTTTTGATACTGCCCGTGAGAATCTTGCTATGGACGACAAGACCAAGCAGGCCATCAAGGATAAGTTCCAGCAAGTAAAAGATAAATTAGCAACCGAAGCGAGTCAGCAAATCGCAGCGTTGGACTCTCCATTCAAGCAGGCTGTTCTTGCAAACCGTTTGCGTCAAGGCAATCTCGGTAGGCATGTCAAAGCAGACCTTGAGCAGTACGACCTGCCAGAGACAAGCAAAGAGTTCACCTACTTCCAGCGTAGCTGGCGTAGCACCGACAAGGCCACGTCCAAGCGTGTACCAGTAGGCGAGAATATCAAGTATTACCGTCACAAAGACCGTATGCAGACTCGTATCAGAGAGTACATCAAGGACTTCAACAAGCTAACAATGGTTATCCTGACAGACGAGCAGATCAAAGAGTGTCTGATCGACGAGGACGTATTGCTAGACTTGGAGGACTTGCCCAAAGTTGTACGCCAAAGTTACGCCAAAGCGGGTAGCACAGTCAAGACATTCGTATTTGACCGCAACTTCTCTGGTTTCACAAACAAGGATTCCTTCGACGAGGCCGAGCTAACTATTGATGGCGACGAGATAGTGTACATCGAGATCAATCGTTGGGAGCCAGTGGGTGGTGATGGTGTGTACTACAGCAACAGCGATGTCAAGAGAGCATTGAGTCGTCTGGAGAAGTGTGGTATCGACGCACCAAAAGTTGTTGCCCTGAAGTCAGCGTTCCTCAAGACCAAGCAGTTCAAGGACGGTAACTTCATCGACCTTGCAGATTACGTCAAGCGTGAGCTAATTGTACGATCACCCAAGACGTACTACGACTATAATGTTCGCCAGTTCAATGTGTTCAAGAAGATGCACGAACACATGCAGCACGACGACATCAGTGACATGGTGGCACTTGTAGAGCAACAGAGCAACAGCGAGATCGCTGACTGGGTATCTTACATCAACAAGGATCGTGTCGAGGCTATAGCCGAGATGGAGAAGGACACTATGATTCAGGACATGATGGACGAGTTCTTCGTCAAGTACGAGATGCTCACATTCCTGTCAGACTGGGAGATGCAGTCAACCGACAAGGAATACCAAACCAAGATCGCAAACTACATTGGAGGAACTATTCGTGAGAACCAAGAAGAAACCAATTAGCAAACCGCCAGAGCCAGCTAAAATGAGTAAACCTAAACCACAAATACCAGATAACATTCTTAAAGACTTCTTGGAGGAGAAGTGCAACTTTAGCAAGTTAAAAAATATATCAAAGATTCGTGCCGGATTCTTGTGGCAGAAGGGTAACATTCAACGATATAGAATTAATGTGTGGCAAACAACATATGAGATGGGGCAGTTCTGTCCAAACACTAAGATCATACATTCATATTTTGTTTTCTACTATCCCGATGAACAGATGATTGTAGATAAGACCGAAGAACCTGTTGACAAACATAAAGATTTACTAGGAAGAATTAGGAGATAAAATGGACAAAAACATTATTGTAGAGATCGAGGATGGAATCATTCTTGGAATTTACTGCCCAGATGAGACTTACATTGTAAATGTTTTGGATCGCAGTGATACAGCAGATGACTGTCCGGCTGTCTTAGAATACTATGAGGACTTGGAAAAAACAAAAGAAAATTTGAAAAATATGTATTGAGCCTCTTGACAATTAGCCGATAGATGTTATAATAAAAGGACAACTAACCAATCACAGGAGAATTAAAATGGGACTAGATCAATACGCAACAGCCCGCAAGGGCGAACCATCAACAGACGCAGATGGTTACACCTACTACGAAGATAGCATGGAGTTAGCCTACTGGCGTAAGCATCCCAACCTGCAAGGGTGGATGGAAGAACTCTACCATGAGAAGGGTGGTGAAGAATCGTTCAACTGTGTTGACCTTGAGTTGACGCTGGAGGACTTGGACGCTCTGGAACAGAGTCTCGACGAGTCAGCACTACCAGAGACAGTAGGATTCTTCTTCGGTGCAAACTCTGACGATCACTACGCCGAGCAAGACCGTGAGTTTATCCGTGAGGCTCGTGCCGCAATCAAACAAGGTTACACTGTTGTTTACTCTAGCTGGTGGTAAGGAGATTGAAGATGAGTAACAAAGTATCATATGATTTTACTCTTGATAGTTGTGTTGCTGTTGATGCTCCTATTGGAACTGATCCAGAAACTCTTATCGAGCAGGCTAAGGCAAAGTTTGTTCAACGAATTTTAGAAGGCGATATAGTAGTAGTTTTTGAAAACATCTTCGATAGTGAGACTGGTGTTTACGATGAAGATTGGAAAACATATAACAGGGAGATTGAAGATGAGTAATACTACAGTACCAACACATGAGATGATTAAGAATTTGGCAGACTATATTGTTAATGGCATGTCATTCCAAGAACTTACCCAGTTTGTATATGATGACGTATACTCTATCATGTTAGAAGATAACGATATGTTCTATGCTAATTTAGAACAACTTGGTTACGAACCAGAAGATTTTACCAACGAGAAATTCAGAGGCGAAGATGACAATTAAAGAATTGATAAAAGAAAGAGAAGTTCTAGTTGACACTTGTGCAAAAATCTGCCATTACGCACAGGAACATTCTCACGATTGGGATGCCGAGTTTCGTGATGAAAACGCTTTCCAGCATACCTCTTATACTGTTGCTTGTTTTATCGCACAATCTTCCTTAACATACAACGATGGTGTGGAATGGGATGTTGTTTTGGATCAACTAATGTCTGACTTCAAGACTATTACAGAATGGCAAGAAATAATTTCAAATTTAGTTACTGACTACCAAATACATAAGAATGACGATGAGTGATAACAAATATCTTTTACAGGTAATTGAAAGTTTATACTTTAATGTTCTTGAAGATGTACCCGATAACTATTATACTAAACATTTACAATCTGCGATGGATGATGCGTGGGAAATTCTCTGCGTAGAAGGAGTATTGAAAGATGAGTAATACAGTAACTTTAAGCAAGCATGAGATGGTAGTGGACAGGTATCACGAAATCACAGTAGTCATTGAAGGTGGCATGTGTGTAGATGTCAGAGGACTACCAGAAGATTGGGACTATGCCATCGAGGACTATGATGTGGAGCAGCAAGGATGAAAATGGACGATATTAAAACAGTTTGGGAAGGTAGGTATGTTACTGTTGACATAGTAGACACAACGACCGAGTGCTTCATTCAAGAAGGTGTTTACAGTCTAACACAGATGATTGACCTTTACGAAGAACTTACAGATGCTTTCGGCGTAACAATTAAAGAACTAAAGGAGATGGGACACAATGTGGAGGCTTTGGGCAAAAGCTCTGGGGGAGAAGATAGGAGAAGATAAGGAGGCCGACAAGGTAGCCTTTATTAGAACTATAATTGTATTACAAGCAGTTATTTGTAACGCACTGATAGTTTGGAATATTTTTAGAAATTTGTAAAGAACCTATTGACAAACGACGATAACTATATTATAATTAAAGTATCGAATCAACCACTTTCACTTTTAGCGAGGATTAGAACTATGTTGTCACATATCAAATCAAACGACAATCACTGGACTGTTGTACTTGGCGGTCAGCCATTTCAATATGACCACACTCACCCAGAATATAATGGGCTTTGCGAGTGCGTCATGGCTGGAGATGAGAATGAGTTTGTAACTCTTTTCAACACGGGTACGGTCATCGAGAACTGGTCAGAAGGTAACTTTGAGTTCCGTGACGGGTTCCTGTATTACGAGGACGAGCAGGTAGCGAGTCAGCCAACCGAGCGTATCATCAATATGCTCAAGAACGGCTGGGATCATCAGCCTATGCTTGCCTATCTAGACCGCCTCTATCAGAACGTCAGCAATCGTGCTGTTCAAGAATCCTACACATGGTGTAGTCACAAAGGTCTACCAATTTCCGATGACGGAATGTTAATTGGCTACAAGGGAGTCAGCATCTATCAGGGTGATGACCGGAAAGACAATAACGGTCGCCCTCTTACTGCTGGCGATCACGTTGACAAGTACACTGGCAACTCGTTCCGCAATAACATCGGTGATGAGTGTAGTATGAATCGTCGCAAAGTCAGCGACAACTGCAACGAAGGATGTGCCGCAGGTCTACATGTGGGTACTTACGAGTACGCCAATGACTGGGCTGGCAATGATGGTGTTGTTTTGCTTGTCAAGTTCGACCCCGCTGACATTGTTAGCGTACCGACTGATTGTAATTACTCCAAGATGAGAGTCAGCAAGTATACTGTAGTTGCCATTGCCCGTGAGCAACTGGAAGAAGAAGTGTTCATGGAGGACGAGTACGATGACTACTACGAAACAGAGGAGTACCAAAACGAACAATTAGATTTCTAATCGTGGTTGGTTAGAACGAAGTCGGGGTCGTTAGGATGCGGCTCCGGCTTTTCTTTACACTTTTACCAAAGGAATAAAAATGAGACATCTTATTTTAGCAATCGTGATTAGCCTGTTCAGCATCAATATCGCAGATGCACAGGAAAGAAAACCAATCTTCTTTGAGAGAGTTACCGTTGGTGACGTTCTCACGGGAACGGGTCTTTACCTCAAGGAAGTAGGCTGTAAGACTGTAGCAGGAACCAAGAAGATTATCAAAGGAACAGGAGATATTATTACTTCTCCATTCAGGTCTAGATTCAACTGGCCTAAGCCTAGAATGTTCCGGTACGAAAGAGGATTCTGGACTCCGCCTAGATTGAAAGAAATGCCCACAACTCCTCCAGAGATCGACTTGGGTGAGCCAGTGGAATCAAATAAGTTGATCTTCCCTCTACATAGAGAGATCGACAATCAAGACTTTATAACATTGGCAGAATTTAGTTTCTGATATTGAAAAGTCTTAGGTTGCCCCGTTCGTCTAGTGGACTAGGACATCAGGTTTTCATCCTGAAGACAGGAGTTCAATTCTCCTACGGGGTACTTTCTTTTAATTTTTTCTAAAGACCCGATTGACAAATGCCGATAGGTATGTTATAATTGATTTACATGGTACGGTGGGATTGGTTATCTCCGTGAGTCTTATATACTCGCCTCCGCAAGTTCGATTCTTGCCCGTACTACTTGTGGACTCGTAGCTCAGTTGGTCAGAGCAGGAAACTCATAATTTCTTGGTCGGGGGTTCAAGTCCCTCCGAGTCTACTATGGCCTGATAGTTAAACGGATATAACAGCGGTCTTCTAAACCGCAATTCGAGGTTCGATTCCTCGTCGGGCTACTTAATTACTAACCATAGCGAGTCAGCACTTTCAGGAGAATATTATGTACAGTCTATGTTGCATCAGTAACGAACTCAAAGAACAAGGCCACGCTTTCCAGACTATGACATGGAAGCGTTATAACGATCTGTGCAGTCAACACAGTATCTCTCACGCACTCAACGAGTTAGGCTCACGCTGGCTTAATAACGTACAGGTCACAAGGCTTGCTATCCTGCATTGCTGGGAGAACCGCTGGGGCTACCGTATATCAAGCAACCTCTTTCCCGTACTGACTCACCCTGAGTTCGGTTACGACATCTCAGACGTACCTCAGTACGAGGCTATCATGCAGACCCTCAACGACACTGCGTGGGAGAACAAGAGCTTCTGGGGAGTGCGACTGTCTATGCACCCAGATCAGTTCAACGTGCTTGCCAGCGAAAATCAAGCGTCAGTAGACAAGACCATCCTAGAGCTAAATCATCATGGTTGGGTCATGGATCAGCTAGGCTGTGAGCGTAGTTACTACAATCCTATGAACATCCATGTCAACTGCACAAAGGGTGATCTCGCTGAGATCGCTACTCGTTTCATGTTTCGCTTAAACCAGTGCAGTCAAGCTGTAACTAGCCGACTGGTTATAGAGAACGAGGACAAAGGTTGCTGGAATGTAGATAACCTACTCAAGTATTTTAACCTACCCATCACATATGACAACCTGCATGACCGGTGTAACCCATCAGCCAAGAACACTTACCTAGAGTGTGCAGAGACTTGGGGTGACATCAAGCCACTGTTTCATTACAGTGAGTCACATCCTGAAAAGACCAATCCACGCAGTCACGCAGACATGCCGGTAGACTTCCCGTGTAGCGACGACTACGACTGGGATATAGAACTCAAGTCTAAGGACGCAGCTATTCGTGCCTGTGCTTCACATCTAAAGAACGCCAGATCAATGTACGCATTACACTGATGATACCAACAATACCGTTTAACATTTTAGTTCTGGTAACTTTTATAGAGTTATCGTTCCGTATTAACGATTTAGTTTTAATAATTCCAATAGCTTGGAATATAATAGTTACCATAAATAATAAAATAAGAGGAAGAAAATGAAGAACGTCATACTACTAAATCTTGCCCTCATTTGCTGTTTTGCTTCGTTTGTCGGTGGTAAATACTACAGCGACCTACAGACCGAATCAAAGATAGAGAAGGTTGTAAACTGGAACACAAAACAAATCCATAGCTTAGGTATCGTTGCCGCTACAGACTCATACAATGCGGAAGTTATGATCCAGATACTAAATCTTATAGAAGGTAGGGAGATCAAGCCACCAGTTAGGGCAACCATATCTGAAATGATTACCTCGGATGAGTCTATCGAGGACGATGACGTTCCGCACACATTTGAGCAGGTCGCAAAAGATCAGAGAGAAGTAGATCAGTCAATCAGAGCGTTTGCGTCAGCCAATCTCTTTCAAGCAGAGACACTGGAAAACATATTAGATAAACTACAGGGGGGAAATTACCTACAATGAAAATTAGCATCAACGTAGAGCCAGACGATTTTACTTCTAAGGTTGCACAGGCTTTCGACCTAGACTTCGACGGGACTATCACAACCGACATTCCAGATTTTGAATTGCCTATGGCTGACTTCAACATCGGCATGATTGTAGGTTCAAGTGGAAGCGGTAAAAGCCAGATTCTAAACCATCACTTCAGAGCCAATGACAATAGCACGCTCTGGCTTAACGATAAGGCTATCGTTTCACACTTTGAAACACCAGACGAAGCTATTGAGAAACTGTTTGCTTGTGGACTCGCCTCTGTCCCGACGTTATGCAAACCTTTTCATGTCCTTAGCAATGGCGAAAAGTACCGTGCTGTTGTAGCTAGAAAGTTACGGAACGGTATGATATTGGATGAGTTTACCTCAGAGGTCAACAGGGAAACAGCAAAGAGTTTGTCAGTAGCCCTGAGCAAATATATCAGACGCAAGGACATCAGGAATGTAGTTTTATGTTCTTGTCATAAAGATATAATTGAATGGATAGAACCTGATTGGGTTTTTGACTGTGACAGCGGCGAACGTTTTGTTAATGACGATCCACGCCAGCAATTAAAGAAGGTAGCAAAGATAGAGATATACTAATGTTCAAAAGACCAACCATACAGTTAGAAGTCTATGAGATTCCAAAAGAGTTCAAGGAAAGATACTGGAATCTTTTTAAGAAGCATCATTATCTTGGTGACTCTCTCAACAAGGCTGCACGCTGTTGGGTTGCTTATCTCTGGGGCAATCCTGTAGCCTTTAACTCTGTACTAGCCATGCCGAGCGGCTCTCTTAAAAACGCTTGGAGAGAACATAGGCTCGTTGTCCTGTCGGACTATCAGGGCATGGGCATTGGCAACAACATGTCAGAATGTGTTGGTAAAATTTTAACAGGAGAAGAAAAAAGATTTTTCTCAAAGACCGCCAATATAAAATTAGGAGAAGCTCGAAGTCAGCGAAAAGTATGGCGACCAACCAGCAAGAACAAGAAGGCAAGACCCGATAACATCGGCAGAAAGAAAAACTATAATAACATGGTGAAAGAATCTCTATCTATGAGAGTATGCTATTCACATGAATATATAGGAGATCAAAAATGAGAAAAGCATTTGTATTTGATTTTGACGACACTCTCGCAACAACAGAAGCTTGCGTACTGGTTGTGATGCCCGACACAAAAACTTGCAGGGGATATATCAGAGAACTTACTCCCGCTGAGTTCAATGGTTATACACTAAAGAATGGCGAGAGGTTTGACTTCTCTCAGTTCAGGTGTCCCGATTTAGTTATTGACGGCAAGCCAACCGAGCTAATCAATTTAGCTAAAGAAGTATATGGCGAACAGCATGATGTATATATTTTAACCGCTAGAAGTAATGATGTCGCAGACGCTATAGCTAAGTTTTTGAAATTAGCTGGCATAGAGGCCAAGCAAATTATATGCGTGGGAGATAGCGACGATCACTGCGGAATAGCAAACGCTAAGAAAAAATCACTACTAACAATTATGAAATTGTATGATAAAATCTATTTTTATGACGATAATAGAGAGAACATAGAATTAGCTAAGGGTGTGGGCGTAAAGTCCTACCTAGTTTAAGGAGTTTTACCAATGACTTGGCAGCAATTACACGAAGACGCTACTGTTGTAGACCTTCACAATCACGCAGTCTTAAAAAAGTTTCTCCTCGACAGAGACTTAACAACAAGCAAGACTAAATTTTTAGCATCTTTATTTAAGAGAGCCTTCTGGCCTTTGAGTCAGAGAAGCACATTTCCCTTATTAGACAAGGGTGGCGTTGATGTTGTTTTCTCAACGTGTTATATACCTGAGCGAGAATGGATAGAAGATCAGGGTCTTGTAAAACTGGCTTTGACTTTATCACCAGAAACGAAGAAGCGTGTCTTCGATCCTTTCTATTTTGACGCTACCGTGTCTATGATGGATGCAATGGAGAAAGAGGCTGAGTCGTATAACAACAAAGAACCAGAAAGAAAAATAAAGTTTGCCAAAGACAAGAACTCTTTGATAGATATTTTGGCTGAAAAGAATATAGCCTTTATACATTCGGTTGAGGGCGGTCATAGCCTAGAAGGAATAGAGAGCGAGACATCAGAAATTAGCCAAGACATAGAGTCAGAGGTTTTGAGTAACCTTGAATACTTATCCCAAAGAGGTGTAGCATATCTGACGCTGGCACACTTCTATCCTAACAAAGTAGCTCCTCCGGTGTTTCCTTACCCCACCTACGGGATCAAAAGAAGTAACTGGAAAAACCTCATGGCCGGATGGGACATGAATAAGGGGCTTACCGCTTTAGGTGCTAAGGTCGTACAGAGAATGACCGAGCTTGGAATGTTAATTGATATTGCTCACTGTACACCCAAAGCTAGAAAAGAAGTATACGAAATAGTTGGCGACAAGCAGAGCCTCGTTATATCTAGCCACACTGGATGCTTTGAAATTAACCGTGATCCATACAACCTAGAAGATTGGGAACTAAAGTGGATTGCAGATCATGGCGGCGTTGTAGGTGTTATCTTTATGAATTATTGGATAAGCCCAGTTGACACACCGTTGGGGCTAAAGTATATTGAACAAACAATTAGTCACATGAGAGATGTTGCCGGAGCTAATGTAGTCGGATTGGGAACGGACTATGACGGGTTTACCGATCCTCCTGATGAGATGGTTGACATATCAGAACTTCCCAGATTAACCAGATATTTACATTCTTTGGAAAGATATTCTGATGATGAGATAAAGGGATTTCTGGGTGGCAACTCATTGAATACACTAATGAACGGCTGGAGAAATGAAAACTAAGCGTGAAAAACTTTTAGAGCAGAATACCATAACGTGGGACACTGGCTGGTGGAAAAAGAAAATAAGATTAGTCGCCCTATATGCCGCAAACAGAACTGGGCTAATAGCTGAGTTTGACACGGACTGTGGTAGGACTATATCCTTTAAGATACATCAATCTAAAATAGAGGACTCCACATTTCGGAACACACAGCTCCAGTCAGGTACGATCATAGAGGGAGTGCATGAACAGGAGTTCCTATGTATACGTTGTGCTTCTATACATCATAGAAGTTTTGCTAGGCAAAAAGGAGACAGCGGTGGATCAAAGTGTAAAAATTGTTACAATCTTGGTCGAAAAGAAGAAAAGCAAAATAATCAACAGGCAAGAATAAGATCAAGATTGGGTTCTGGATTAAATCAATTCATAAGAAGAGAACCAAAGAGAAGCCTAAATAAGTCTAATATGGTTAGAGAGGCACTGGATCACTTGGGACAAGACGCAGAACTAAACGATGTCAGACAATACGTTCTTGATAAAAGCAATATTAAAATAAGAGACAATGACTACTACAATGTAAAAAGCGGAAGAAGAGCAAGTCCTCAGTTCTCATTTATAAGAGATTCTCTCGGCTGCTCAAGGGACTTCTTTTTGGAGTGGATAGAGTCTCAGTTTGAAGAAGGTTGGACTTGGGACAATCGGGGAGAGGTGTGGGAGCTAGATCATATAATTCCGTTTAACTCGGTAGACCTAACCAACAAAGAAAATGTTTACAAGGTAATGAACTATAAAAATACAAGACCTCTATCCATATCTGAAAACAGAAAAAAGAGAGACGGCACATGTCCGTAAATAAAAACATAGTGTGGTGTCCTTCGGAAGACGGATGGTTTGTCTACGACGAAGTGGAACAGGTCATTGATTTTTGTTCAACATACACAGAGGCCTTAGAGATATTTACCAAATACTGTAGAGATAATTTTCCGGAGTTATACAATGAGTAGTAAATTCAAATTTGAAAAGTACGACGATCCCTTCAGGGCATTTAACATACAAATGTCTATCATATGCGACCTAGAGCAGGGAGGAAAGATAGACGAGAACGAGGCCTTTGAACAAGTAAAAGCCCTGTACAAACAATTCAAACATTACTTCAAGCATGAACATGAAGCCAGTTCTGTATTAGAAAATAAAGAATATTACGAAAAAAATAAATACGTTTACAAGGAAAGTAGAAATGAATAAGTTAATGACACTTTTTGCCGTCATCACTTTTGGTAGCTTGGGATACTTGGGGTATAAATCCCATGTGACCCACAAAATGGTTGCTGAAAATAGAAGTATGCTTATGGACGGTTTTCAAAATTTAGCAGAGGTTGAGATGATGATGGAAGGTTTTGTCGAGATGGCTCCCCGTGAAATGGAATCAATATCTAGAAAGGTAGCAAGGGAAGAAGTGTTGGCGGGGTTTCAACAATTTGCAGAAAACTTCAGAAATCTGAGCAATGAAAAAGAATCCTTACAGCCCACCGAAGACTAACCCCGCAAGGAGATCAGATAGTTGGAACGAGGGTATTCATCAAAGACCAGATGATGAGACAGATTGGGTTTCTTTTTTTTGGATAGTGCTATTCCTTTTTATTTTCTTCTTTCACAATGTTTTACTCAAGTTCTTCGTAGATTTATTCCGAGATATATTGTATGATTAATTTTTTATTTGACGTAGACGGAACACTGACCCCCGCAAGAAAAACTATGGACAGTAATTTTCGTCAAGCGTTCGGTAACTGGATTACATTTCAAAGGGAGAGAGGGAACAAGATTTTTTTAGTCACCGGCTCAGACAGACGAAAGACCCTAGAGCAAATTGGACTATCCCTTTATAGACATGTAGACGGGTGCTATCAAAATTCTGGGAATCAACTATACATTAGAAATCGTTTAAGATGGGAAAAGCATTGGCAAGTACCCGACCCTTTAATCAAAGACCTTAAAAAAATACTTACAAAAAGTAAATGGTACGGTAAGGCTGAAAATAATATTGAATATAGGAGAGGTGAAAAGAATAGTGTACCCATGATGGTGAACTTCTCTACACTAGGCAGGTCTGCAAACCAGCTTCAGAGAAAAGAATACTTTGAATGGGACAAACTTAAAGGAGAAAGACTAAACATAGTAAGCGAATTATCTTCCAAGTACGAAGATATTTCCTTTGCGATAGGTGGAGAGATAAGTATAGACATATATCCAATCGGCAGAGATAAATCTCAGGTGCTTTCTGATATGTTCGGAGAAACCATATTCTTTGGTGACAGATGTGAACTAGGCGGCAACGACCATACTCTTGCGATACAATGTGACACATACTATAACGTCCAAGACTGGACAGATACAAAAAGAATAATTGGAGAAAAATATTGTGGCTAATTTTTGTTACACCTGCACTGCTGAGTTATTTGGAAAAGAGAACGCCGACAAAAATGATTTTGCTGGGATAGCTAGAGGTAAGGAGAGGTACTTTTGCCTGTGTGAAGGATGTGGATGGATAACCGTAGACAAACACGGGGAGAAGCTAGAGGACGATGAAGAAACATAAATGGGAAGAATTAGGGTTTGATCCGATTAAAGACGGATACTGGGCAACTGCCGAAAGAATAAAGCAAAGAATTTCAGAAAAAGAAAAGCAAAGACGTAAATCAAACGCTATAATATTTAGCGTTATAGTAGCATGTGCTATGGTGATGTTATTGACTCTATGGATCATGTTGTAAGGAATATACTATGAAAGCATTGATGGCCGGTCTACTGGCTTGGGCTATAGAAATTTCTGTAGTTTTAACAGCCTTTGCGTTACTTAAAAGAGAAGAGTCGAAAGTTATAAAAAGAAGAAAAAACAAAATTAGGACTTGACAATTAGCTATTGTACTTTATAATAAGGGGCAAGAGGAAATGAAAAAAATGAATAACTTAGAGACTAAAGACTTCGTATTGGGTTTTCTTCTGGGCGTAAGTCTTTGTATGGGCATCTATATCTACGGGGGTGTATAGTGTTTCATGAACTAAAGAAGGCTTGGGGTGATGTTCTGTACAACTCTGTTTTTGAGGCGGATCATTACAACCAAACAATAAAAATCCCCATGAAGTATTTCGAGAGACTTCACCAAGAATTTAACATATGCTTCGTTGAAGAAGACGAAGATCCAGAATTTAGATCTTGGCAAGAGGGTTGGGATGGAAATTAAATGGCAGGACGAAGCGAAACTAGGGATATGTCTGACTCTCATTATGGTCGGGTTGCGTTGACACTCAAGAAAAGAACGAGTACGCCTGAACTAAGAAAGATTTATTTCGACGAAGAGAACAGACACAAAAGACAAACTAAACAAACAAAAAACAAGAAGGATCGTCCACTCTGGCACAAAATCCTTCTATTTTGGAGATAACATGCCACTATTCAAAAAGAACAAAGAAGAAAAAGAAAAACTAAAAAACGAGAAGCACGAGAGACTCAAAGAAAGAAAAGAGTCTAGAAGGCTATTTCGCCTAGAAAGAATAAAAGAAGTCACCGCAAAAGCATATGCTGTTGCAACCAAAAGAAAGTGGCTGGTGTTTATGATAGTGGCAGCTATAGCCGCTTATTTAATTATATTTAAGGGCGGCTTTGACTTGGGCGGAATTAAAAATCTCATAGGACTGTAAGATGTATAACGTAGGAATCATAGGTAGGGGCTTTGTTGGCTCCGCCTTGTTGTCGCACCTGAAAAAGATATTTAGCGTATCGTCATATGATCTATCTGATACGGTAGACATGAACTTAGGATACCAAAGGGTGGTCGAAAAATCTAACATTATATATCTTTGTGTCCCTACTCCATCTGATAAACATGGGAAGTGTGACACCCTGCATGTGGACAATGCTTGCAAGCTCATTAATTACTACTCCAAGAGAGTCAGCAAGTTTACTGTCGTCCTAATAAAATCAACGATGTCTCCGCACACAACACAGAGACTTCAAGAAAAGTATAATCACTGCGTCTTGGTATGCAATCCAGAGTTTCTAACCGAAAGAACAGCAGTAGAAGACGTTAAAAACACAACTAAGCATCTTCTAGGGATACCTGACCCTTCGATGAAGCATTTGCTCTCAGACTATCATAGCATGGCTTGGCCAGATTCTGATTGTATCTATACAGACCCCACTACCGCAGAGATGATAAAAACTACAACCAATAGTTTCTTCTCGACAAAAATTACTTTCGCAAATATAATTTATGATATATGTAACTCTCTAGGAATAGATTACAACAAAATGATTGAAGTCATGCAGGAAGCAGACCCTCGCGTGGGCGACATTCACTGGCAAGTTCCCGGTCATGACGGAAAGAGGGGGTTTGGTGGCAAGTGTCTACCAAAAGAACTGTCAAGTATGATCTCAATAGCAAAACAAAACAATATAAATTCCAGCCCCTTAGAGGCAGTAGAAAACTATAACGAATTAGTCCGTGACCTAACCACAAAGGATAAACAATGTCAACGAGATTCGATAACAGAAGCGTGTCAACTTTTAAAAAAGACATTCACTTTGCCACAAAACTAGAGAAATATTTCTTTACTGAGTGGCTAGAAAAAGTTAAGTCTGGAGCGTGCGGCCTACATGTTTCAGAATGGAGTGACAATGGTTGCGGCAATGATGGAGAGTTTATTGCTAAAGGGAATACCGCCGGTGCTGACTATAAAATATCTGGATCAATAAGAGGCGAAGGATTAGACGCACAACTAACAGATGAGCCGCTAGAGATTAAGTGGGTTCCTACGGCTGGTAAATTTACATTAAAAGAAAATGATCTGAAGGCTTATGTTAGAGAACAAGCGAGCATTCTCTTTATCTATAATTCAGTGAGATGTGGAACAGACCTAAGAAAGCCAAGAGATTATGACTTTGATCGCCATATTAAATTAGTGGAGTCCAAGAGTCAGCAAATTAAATGGGGCATAATGTGGTCGCCCAGAGTTAAAGAATTTTATAACAACGTCAACAAGACTGCTGGCTTCAGACCCATAAGCTATATGGGCGGTAAGCAGGGCGTGGTTTTGAAACAGCAAGACTTTAGTAAATGGTTTGTATCTTACGATTGGGAATAAATGAAAATAGTAGACGAAACTAAATTAGACTTTGACGACATCCTATTGGTTCCAGCACGCTCGCCTTCCGCCAGTAGAAAGGAAGTACAATTAAAAAGAACCTTCAAGTTTTTTCACTCGCCAAAAGAGTGGCATGGACTCCCTATTATTGCGGCCAATATGGATACTACTGGCACCTTTAATATGGGTGCTGCTTTGTCAAAACACGAAGCGGTAACATGCCTTCACAAGTACCACGATCCTGACAGGGTTGTGGAGTACTTTAAATACTACAATATAGAGTCCAGCGTGTGGGTTTCTATAGGAATGAATAAGAACGATTTAGAGAAACTACACGCCATCAAAAAAGGAATCCACTCTAGCCCAAATATTTGCATAGATATTGCCAATGGATACACTGAAAAATTTGTAGAATGGTGTTTGTTGGTTAGATCACATTTTCCAGATTCAATCATTATGGCTGGCAACGTTTGTACACCTGAGATGGTTCAGGAGTTGGTTCTTCATGGCGGTGTTGATATTGTAAAGATAGGTATTGGACCGGGAAGTGCCTGTACAACAAGACTAAAAACTGGAGTAGGATACCCACAGCTTTCAGCAATTATTGAATGTAGCCATGCTGCTCACGGACTAAAAAGCGGCGATGGAAAGATGGGGCTGGTATGTGCCGATGGAGGATGTAGAATCCCTGCTGATATTTGCAAGGCCTTCGCTGCTAATGCCGACTTTGTGATGCTGGGCGGTATGTTCGCAGGAACAGACGAATGTGAGGGAGAGTGGCAATATTCTACTGAAGAAAAGAAAACGGGTCTTAAATTTTACGGTATGTCGTCCGAAAAAGCACAGGATAAACATAGCGGAGGCATGAATAACTATGCTACCAGCGAGGGTAGAGTTAAAATTGTGCCATACAAGGGATCAGCAGACTCTGTTATGAGTGACGTTAAAGGAGGTCTACGTAGCTGTTGTGCTTATGTTGGAGCCACGTCCCTTAAGGATTTGCCAAAATGTGCTAAGGCTATAAAAGTAGGTAGAACACACTTTGATAACTCGATTTAATTGCGTATAGAAATATAGCAGAGAAAACCCTCGTTAAAAGTGAATAGAACAATGGAGAAAAAAAGAATTAGCAGGATACTAAGGAGCCTGTATGAACCAGCACTTGAGGAGAACACAGCTTGGGACTCCTACAGTAACTTTATAGATCTTTTTCTAGATGGAGATCCAGAAACAACACACTATCTAATGACAATTTGCGAGCTAGATAGGGGACAAAGGCTTCATCTAAGACATAAAATAGCAGAAAAGGGCTTTGAACTAACTCCCTGTGAGTTGAATCAGTATATATTATTGATAATGCTGGCACTTTCCGACTACATAGAGTTGACAGAGGAGTTCAATTCCGAACTTGACTTTTGATGTTTAATTTTATTCATGTGCCCAAGACAGCGGGTACTTCAATGAGACACCTTTGCCTTCAAAGCAACGGCCTCATAAAGTACAACGGTCACGGAGCAGACGTAAGTAGCCCGTCTATAAAAAATCAAATACTAATAATTAGAAATCCAGTAGATAGATTTAAGTCTGCTGTCAAGTATGTTTCAGACTTTTTTGAAATGTGTGAAGAAACACTATCAGAAAAGCACAAAAAGATAGATGACCATTTCAAATCTATCAGAAAAAAAAATAAAGACAAAAAGATAAGTCTGCCAACATTCATAGACAATAGAAAATCTCAGATTTTTAAAGACATACAGGCCTTGTCGAATAGGCCAAACGCTTGGATTTCTATACTAAGAGAGGGTACGGGAGCACTCGCATATACCATAAAATATATTATAGAGTCTAATGTTTTAGAATCAGCATTAAACTACATCGGCCCTAAAAAATGTCAGTATATATTTCCATTTGAGCCGCAGGCTAGTTGGTATCTCAAGCCCTCTATTGTAATTATAATGGATAATATAGAGCAAGAAATTGACTACCTAACAAAACAACTAGGATTAGATTACATTCTTCCTCACAAAAATAGAAGCTCAAACGCCGATCAAAGACCAATATCTGAAAAAAATATGAAATGGTTACAAAAAACATATGCTAAAGATTTTAAACTTTACTATAATTACAGTGAAACCAACTTTAAGAAAAGGATATTAAATGGAATATAGAGATAGTGCTATCGAGTCCCTTTATATGAAAGCTAGAGCAGATAGAGCCGAGGCTTTGTGCAGTCTTAATATAATGCTAGACCATCCCGCTGGGATAGGAGACCATAGCACTGAAGACCTACACTCCAATTTAAACGAGGCATTGTCAAAACTGGCTGATGCAGAGGATAGACTAGATACACTAGACAGGTGGTTTCCCCAATAATGTATGAATACAAGGCTACTGTACACAGGGTTGTTGACGGAGACACTGTTGACTTTATCGTAGATCTAGGGTTCAGTGTGTATATGAAAGTTAGGGGCAGGCTCGCTGGTGTAGATACTCCAGAGCGAGGCCACAAGGATTTTATCGTGGCGGCAAAGATGTGCAGGGAACTTTTAGAAAAGTCTAAGGCGTCCTTTCCTTATGAGGGCAGCGTTATTATAAAAACAAACAAGACCGGTAAATACGGTAGATGGATAGTGGAGATACAGGGAGTTACGGATGAGCTTGCAAAAATTTGGCCATACGAGACCACTTAAATAGTAAAAATAGTAAAAGTTAGTATCTGGAGAAGAAATGGGAAGGCCGTGCAAGTGCTGCAAAGACGATCCTAGTAGTAGCTCAAGCTCATCAAGTAGCAGTAGTGGCAGCAGTTCCTCCCAGTCGTCGTCATCGTCTAGCTCTTCCTCGTCGTCTGCTTCATCGTCTTCGTCGTCTAGTTCTTCGTCTGCTTCGTCGTCTGCTTCGTCGTCTTCGTCATCTTTGTCGTCTTCGTCATCCTTGTCTTCCTCTAGGTCTTTATCTTCTTCATCGTCTTCTTCATCTAGATCGTCCTCGTCGGGTAGCAGTTCCTCTTTTTCGGTTTCGTCGTCTGCTTCGTCGTCGTTAGGCTCTAGTTCCGTGTCGGTTTCCACGGTTTCTGAGTCTCTTTCGCTCTCAAGTCTGGGGCCACCCGGAGAAGACTGCCTCCAAGACGGTTACTGTATATGGAAGTGTTTTGATCACTGGGCGTATGACATAATAGTTGATGAATGTGATAGCTCGACAGGATCGCTAAACTGTCAGTGTGCCCAAGTTTCACAGCCCTGCTCTGTGTTAGGTCGTCAGATCGCCGTTGTTTGCGTTGAGAGAACTTAATATGGCAAAAAAGAAAAAATATAAACCCCGCAAAACAGATGAAGCAGAGCTTCAGGCGTTTCGGGAGCATATAAAATTGATTAACGAAAAGTCCAAGACGATAGTAGAAAAGTATCGACAATGGTGGGACAAGGACAAGAAAACATGGAAAAAAGGATTCAAGGGACATGGGAATTCGTGAAAAGTTGTGCGAATATTTTGGCGATGATCTTCTGTTTGCCAATGGTTATGACGACGCTATTATTGGCGTTTGTGGTGGCCACGATTCAGGAAGGGTTGCTTATTATATTCCGAAAATGGTAGAGATAGCAGCAAATAATCTTAGTATAGATCAAGACGAGGCTCTAGAGTGGCTTGAGTACAATACTTTTGGAGCCTATGTCGGTAATAACACTCCTATTTATATTATATAAACCAAACGGAAAGTACAAATGGCTAAAGAATTTCACATGATAATAGGGAACCCAGACGCAACTTGGGAAGACATTGACTGTCATCATCTGGCAGATTTTGGTGAAGATAAAATATGCAAACTCGCATCTGATATGGCTGGGGTTCCGGCAAAAATACCAAATCCCTACAGATGTGAAATCTGTAACTGGCATAAGGATGGAAAAACGGCGGCCTGTAAGACGGTTCAAAAGTTAGCACTGAAGGCCGCAGAAGAATCAGGAGAAAACCTTCTTCGTTCTGTCTCAGAGAAGATAGGAGAAGGAGTTGGTACAGAGCTACACAAAATGATACCAAAGTTTTTAGAAAGGCCCGGTTGTTCTTGTAAAAGCTGGGCCAAGAAGATGAACATATGGGGAGTAGAAGGATGCACCAACAACAAACAGGCAATAATTGATCACCTAGTAGCAGAGTCTAATAAAAGGGTTTTGTTTAGTTGGGTTCCTTCGTCAGCTACTAAAGTTGTAGCCAAAAGACTGGTGGAGTCTGCTATTAACAAGGTACGAGAAAAAGAAGAAGCCGATAATCCCAAGACAAAGTGGTTCTGTGCAGTGACTACAGCACCTAGAAAAGTTTCAACTCTACAGAACTGTGTTGAGTCACTACAGATAGCGGGATTTACTCCCTTTATATTTGCGGAACCAAATGTTCGTGGCCTTGGGAAGCAATACGAAGAATTTACCATTAACAATGAGACAAAGAGAGGAGTTTGGCATAACTGGCTAGACTCCTGTAGATATGCTTTAGAAAATAGCGATGCAAATACTATTCTTACGGTACAGGACGATTCACTGTTTCATCCCGATTCAAAGACCTTTTTAGAGCAAAACATCCTGTGGCCAGATACAGAGGTTGGTTTTGTCTCACTTTACACCCCCAAGCACTATAGTCTTAAGCCACACAAAAAGACAGAGCAAAGGGATCGTGGAGTAAATAGAGTAATAACAAAGAGCATGTGGGGTGCCTGTGCCCTAGTTTGGCCTAGAAAAATACTGGAGCAGGTGGTTGAGCTAGACTTTACTAAAAACTGGCTAGGAGCAAGACTAAGAACAAAATCCGCTTGGGAGTCAATGCAAGAGAAGAGAAGGGCAGAACCTTGGAGGGTGCAGAACAGCGATACAGCAATAGGAAAGATAATGAACATAATGGGAAGAACAATGTGGTTTTGTGACCCCTCTCCCGTGCAGCACATAGCTGAATATTCAGCAATTTCACACGGTGGAAATAAGGGCAGAAGAAACTGTGGACGTTGTGCCACATGGTCTGAGTCTCTATTAGAACAAATACCCCGACAAAATAACGGTAAACGGCTATATAGATATGAATACGATGAGATAAATCTATATAATCCAAATGCCGGTTAAAAGATAAATTGTGTATACTATTGTGGCTTAAAAGTTTTCATAAAATAAAATTGGAGCAGTAAAGTGGCAGTAGTATTAGAAGGCACACAAACTACCTCGTTTACATCGGGGACTAGCTTAACAATAGCCCTACCTGCGGGAGTGGTAGAAAACGATTTGATACTTATTGCTGGTGTACACGAGGGTGCCTTCGCACTCAGTACCCCGACTGGCTATACACAACTTGTCGATGAGCAGGCCACAGACGCTTACTTTGGAACAAACCTTTGTCGTTTCTTTGTTTTTTACAAGATAGCCACTTCCTCTGAATCAAATCCAGTTACAAGTAGTACTGATAACGCTTCTGACAAGAGATTTATTGTTCATAGATTTTCTGGATGTAATACAGGACAGCCGCTTGTGCTAAGAGGGTCTGGCCAAGACAACGTTAAAAAATATCAAACCCCCGGTTTTCCTCCGTATTTCAATATAGCGTCCTGTACTACAGACTCATTTGATGATGAGTTGTTCAGAATTGCTGCGTGTAACGACAACGGTGACGAGGGAACGCTCGACAACGCACAATCATTCACGGGTCATACTAGACGAGCAATACTGACAGGCTCAGAAGTTGGAATGATTAGCATACAGAAAAACTCCGTCTCAGCGGAGACCGTAGGTGCCTTACAGATAGACACAATTAGCGTGGTTGGCGGTGAGGTTGATGCCATTGCATTTGCTAATATTGCTCTCAGAGAAGGTACTGCCGGTGGCGGAGGTGGACGCAGTATGATGCTCTTGGGTGTTGGATAGTGTCTGATGCTCAACGTAGTCAAAATATTGACACTGATTGTCTTCTTGGACGCTGGGACAAAAGAAAAAACTTTTGTCGTTGACTACGTAGATATGATAGAGATTAATCATAAGTATTTTAGAGATAGTGACAGCGGAGAGATTAAAAAGCAATTCACCCAAGTTATATTCTGGGAGTATCGCAAGAATGTATTACTACCAGAGATAAAAGAAGGTGAGCTTACCGGAAATTGGTATCAAGGCTCTGACTATGTAGTTATAGACTATTTTACTCTTCATAATAATAATTATGGACTCAATAAAACAAGCGGCATCTCTCCGTATCTTTATAAAGACAAATGGTATACTCATTACTATGACCAGTCAGATAAATGTGAAAGGGTTGTGATCTCTAAACAGATAAAGAGAACACAAACAATGTACGATCCAGAAGTACTAAACGCAAGAATTGTGGAAATTTCTTCAAGAAAGGAGTTGACAAAGCCCGATAGACATACTATAATAAAGAAAATACCAAAGGAAATAGAAAGATTACTGGACATGGAAATACAAGTAAGATAAGGGGGGGCGATTAGGCTTCGACTGATTGTGGAAGTAAAGACTGCATTGACTGGTTGATCGGTTGGCCAGTATAAAAACCGATTATATTTTTTTAAGTGTCGAAGAGAATTTCGCACTCGCTGCGTAGCAGCAGGGGGCTTCATGAGCCTTCATGCCCAATCATGAACGGGCTAGGCCGTTCCTAGATAGAGGACTCACTACTTGAATTAATCGTGAGATGATGGTAATCCATCTGACTCCGATAATCGGATAGCTTTGTTTGTTGTGCGATTACAGCAGGCTAACAATGTAGATGTTTTTATGGAATCAATGCAGGACGCGGGTTCGATTCCCGCCGCCTCCACTGCTAGGATTATGGTAATATTAAATAAAAAGAAACCAAGCGATTGGGACAACATATTTTTTGAAGAGGCTACTCTATGGTCTAGAAGAAGCCACGATACACAAACGCAATGCGGGTGTGTTCTAGTAAAAGACAGAACGGTAATATCGTCTGGTTATAATGGCTTTATAAGAGATATAGACGACGACTGCTTGCCAAACACCAGACCCGAAAAATATCCCTTCATGATACACGCCGAAGCAAACGCCATATATAATTCAGTAAGGATTGGTAGATCTACATTAGGTGCCTCGGCATACATAACGGCCATTCCATGCCTATCTTGCCTACAGATGCTTTACCAGTGTGGAATAGAAAAGATATATTTTTCAGACATTTCCAACCCAAAGATGTGCAGTAGCTCCCCAAACTACGTGAATATATATAAGATGATTGAAGAAAAGATTGACCTTATATTCATCTCAAAAGACGACCTATCTGCGAAACACTTGATAGAAGCCTCAGAAAAAATTCAGAAAAAATCTAAATAACCGATTGACAAACGACGATAGTTGATATATAATAATAGTAATGACCAACCGACCAAGCGAGGAAACAAAGATGGCGAAGAAAAGAAAACAACCGGTAAAGGCGTGCCCAGATTGTAATACAGAGTGTCACGCAAGACTAGCGACATGTAAAAAGTGCGGCTACGTTTTTTATAAGAAGAAGAAAAGATTTGTTGAGAATTGGAAAGAAGAACTAAACCCCGGAGATCATGTCAGGGTTGTTGGTAGATCTGGCACTTACTATCTAAAGGAAAGCGGTGAGAGGCTATATTTCACAAATCCCGGAGTTTACCAAATAAAACACGTAAAGGAAAACGGCTTAGTTGTTGTAGGTAAGGGTAGACATGCAAGTGGATACGAATTCCTATACATGGGTAAGGAAGTAAAATCATCTATGTTGGACAGAATGTATAATAGTCCACATAAATTAATTAGTGTTTCTTTAAAGAAAAGAAAAGGAGAGTCTTAATGACTACAAATTGGAACTCGCTTCTTAATACGAAGCGTAATGTAAGTACTGTTTCTAACTTTGCAAAAGGCGATATGACGGGAAAGGAATTTGTTTCCTCTTTCGCCGGAACGTCAAACTCTAGCATCGCAAGATCGCTACTTAAGAATCACGGAGTAGATAAAAGTCGTAACCTAGCTAAGAAGGCACTCTACCGTAGAGCATCTTCAAACGCTTAATTCTAATTTTAGGGAGTTTAATTTTATGTTTAATAACAGAGTAGTTTTCAAGGGAAACCTCACCAAAGATCCGGAATACAAAGAGATCTCTGAAAAGGATCTTGTCACGTTCAGAATTGCAGTCAACGAATCTGTTGGCAACGGTCGGGAAGAGACCGTGTATCTTGACGTGGATGGATGGGGTAGTCACGCAGCCTACGCACAAAACGTGCAACTAAGCAAAGGTGATCGTGTAATCATTGACGGAAGATTGCGTCAAAGAAATTGGGAAGACAAAAACGGGGTGTCTCGCACCTCTTACAGTATCCTTCCTAGCACTTTCTCCAAAGTTGTAAAACCTAGTCGTGAACTAGCGTCTACGGAACAGTCGTAAGCTGCAATCCTGTTCGTAGCGGCATTCGTTCTTGCGGCGGTGCCGCTACGTTCTAGGTTTATAAAAATGAATAAAATAAACAAGACAAACAGACAGATAAAGAGCATAGAGGACAGAATCCACATACTTTCGGATCGTCTTTATAACCCAGACATAACAACCTCTGAAGCCAAAAAAATAAACAGAAGAAAAAAGAAGCTACTAAAAACCAAAGAAAAAATTGAAAAAAGACTTGACAAAGATCATTGAATATGCTATAATATATTAGACTGGGATAGCTTCCTAGTCTAAGGAAGGTGGCTGAAAATACGAGAGTAAGCCAGTGATGGTAACAGCACACGAGGCTTAACCGGACGGGCAAGTGCTATACATGGTTAAGATAGTGGTTAAAGTAGGAACAATGCCATAACTGGCTCCGAAATTTGTGGGTAAAATGTAAATCCCACCCTTCCATTTTTATACAGACTGTGCCTAATGTTGGGCAGTCAAACACCTCGCTTTAATTAGGAGAAAAAATATGAATGCACTATCAAAAAACGAACAACTCTTTAGAGAACTCTTCTCTAATTCCATCGGAATGAGTCGGATATTTGACCGACTGTCTAACGTAGAACGCACCAATTTCCCTCCGTTCAATATCATACAAAACGAAAACGAGATCCTTGTGGAGCTAGCGATAGCTGGTTACAAGAAAGAAAACGTTAGCGTTGTTGTGGAGGATGGCGTTCTGTCTATAGAGGGATACAACGATCCTTCGGGAGAAACAAAACACTTACACAAAGGGATCTCTACTAAGAGATTCAAAAGAACCTTTAGCCTTGGCGAGCACATCGAGGTAAAATCTGCGGAACTAGAAGACGGCCTACTTAAGGTATCACTGGAAGAAGTTCTTCCTCCGGAAAAACAACCTAAAGTGATTGAAATAAAGTAATGAAAACTCTGGACTCGCTGATTTTTATAATGCCCTCCTTAGTGGGGGCGTTATATTTTATAGTCGCAGTGTGCTATATGTTTAAGAAGGATTTTGCTTGGGCACTGGTTTGGATGTCATACGCCCTAGCAAATGTCGGACTCGTACTAATAGGATTGAGAGACACCCAATGAAGAAACCAGACAGAAAGAAACAACAGAAGGACTTGGCGAGAGGAAAAAAGAAGGCAGCTAAAGAACTGGCCAAAAAAAGACGAGGCAAGCTAAAGAAAGATGCGAGACTTGCCGAAAATATAAAAGAGAGAAAAGCAAAAAGAGAGACCTTCAAGCTGGAGCAAGAAGTTAAAAAGCTACAGAACAAAGGTAATACATACAGGAAGCCAAAAGAAGAGGAAGTATAAAATGCAAAACACAGGAACATTTAATGGAGACATCGCCTTTTGGGTAATACTATGCTTTACGCTACCAATAACCTTGGCGTTTTTTTGCAGAATGTTATCGTACATAATTGAGATCTGGCCGCAGAAGCCGATGGTGCAGTACGTTCCCGTTGAGGTTGACAGGGTTGTCTATCGGAGTGTTTACAAAACGCGACCAAAAACCGTTGAGCGGGCCGAGAAGAAGGGCAAGAAGACCCCCCAGAAGAAGCAGAAAGTTGAGCTATTTTCTGATACATCAATAGGATCGGATGCTGTAGCCGCACTGCGTTCTCTGGGACACACCGCAAAAGATGCAAAAAACCTTGTTAATAGCTGTGGGTCAAAAGACCGACACGCAACCGTTCAGGATGTATTGAGGGATTGTTTCTAAAAAACCCCGTGTTTGTGTGTATAATCTTGTGCATCACAACCTAAACGGAAAATAAAAAAATGGATCCCAACAACATAGTTTCAGAAGTCTCCAAAAAGATTGATTCAATAAAATACACCGAATCACCAAAATCTTTGGAGGTAAGCGACGAGATAACAATAGGATGGAAAACCGTTTTACCGGAACCACCTAAGAATACCTCTGCCATAACCCTCAAGGAACTAAAGTTTTTGTCTCAAATAACCCAGAGACTAACAGAGGAACAGGTTTCTTTGGTTATGCTTGTTGACAAAGATCCGCTAGATCTTTTTATGCCCTTCCTAGAGGAGAAAAACCTCAGCTTTGATAGGCAGGAATTTAGAGATCTTTTCTATAAAACCTTTGATCCGGTAATCACCAATTTAAAAGGTATCTACAATAGACCTAGACCAGAGCAGCTTGCACCTCACTTTGGCATAAAAATAAACATACTAGAAACAGACTCGCATCATACACCAGCATATCCTTCTGGGCACACTGCCTATGCTGCGTTTGCGGCCTATCAAATGGCAGCGATGTATCCACAGTATAGTTCTTACTTCTTTCGGAGGATAGGGCTGGCTGGCTACGCTAGGTGTCTACAGGGTGTACACTACCCCTCAGACAATGATGCGTCGATGGTGATTTCTGGGGCACTTTGGGAAAATGTAAAGTATAATTTGTTTCCGGACTTATTTCCGGAGAAGGTAGGTTAAAATGAAAAATTTCTGGTTTGGTTTTTTTGTTAGTGTTTCCATATGTCTTACAACATATATTGTCTGGGAACACATAAGACACGTTCCGGTAGTAATACAGCAGGTTCCTATGCCTGTGCCCATGTCTAGAGACTCGGAAATACTCCCAGAGCCTGTACCCAATACAAACGCATTACGAGTAGCTGAAGAATAATTTTTTGCAGAGAGGGTTTATTATGATAGACTTCACTTTTAACAGGAGAGATTTTTTAAGGATAGGTGGAATAGGTACGGCCATGAGTGCGGCTGGTCTTTCAGAAGCGGCAATAGCACAGGAAGCCAGTGAAGACGTGTCTGTTGTTTGGGTTTGGCTAGGAGGAGGGCCGACTCAGTTTGAAACTTTTCACGCACCAACAGAAGATGTGCCGGTAGAATGGAGACCTGTAAATGGATCTATCTACGACCCTAAGACTAACATAAATCTAGGTGCCGATTGGTCTGAGCTTTCCAAGCATACTCAAAAACTAAATGTAGTAAACTCGTTCTCTCATAGAGATTCTTCGCATAGACAGGGCACTCATTACATGATGACCGGTCACTATAACCCAGAGAGAACCACGACCTCCATAGCAAAGTATCCATCCTTTGGCTCAGTGGTTTCTGCTGTGTACGGAGCAAACCATCCAGAGAACGGAGTTCCCTCTTATGTTAAACAGGGCAAAATCGAAGGAGACGAAGGTGCTTGGCTTGGTGGAGCATATAAGCCATTTGACCCCTCTAACAAAGATAACCTTACACCAAGAGTTGAGCTAGACAGATTTTCCACCAGAAAGAACCTACTCAGAGGGCTAGACGCCAGAAGTGTGGCTGGCTCAAGTGCGGACTCTGTTGATTTTTACAAGGGGCAGGCTTACGATGTAATCTTAGGATCCGCAAAAGAAGCTTTCGCAACAGACAAAGAGTCCGATAAAACTAGGGCGATGTATGGATCTACCAAAGCTAACGATATTGGCGAGCAAATGATTCTTGCTAGAAGGCTAGTAGAACATGGGACGAGATTCATAACAGTTCATTATGGTGGATGGGATATGCATAGCAACATATCTAACTCTCTCAAAACCAGAGTCGCACCAATCGACAAGGCTATATCTGGATTCCTTGAAGACGTATGGTCTCGTGGTCTCAATAAAAAGATACTGCTAGTTGTCACGGGGGAATTTGGCAGAACGAAAATAAATGCAAATTCCGGAAGGGATCATTGGCCATCTATTACTCCAATGCTCATGGCTGGTGGAAACTATGCGTCCGGTAGAACTATTGGAGAGTCCGATAGGTCATACAGTCCAACACAAAAACCTGTAGGGCCATTAGATCTTCAGGCGACTCTGTTTGACCACTTTGGTATAGATAAGTCTATACAAAGAATAGATAATGGAGGAAGGCCGAGATATTTACTAGAGGGAGAAGCAAAGGCAATACTATGAGAAGACGAGATTTTTTAGCTACTACGGCCAGCGTGTTGGGTCTTACTAGCACCTTAAAGGCCAATGAAGAACAGCTAAAGAAAAACGGTAAATCGGCCATTCTCTTATGGATGGGAGGTGGCCCTTCTACTATGGATATTTGGGATCTAAAACCAGATGCACCAACGGGAGGCCCGTTTAAGCCAATCGCAACCAGTGGTGATGTTCAAATAAGTGAACACATGCCTCTGATGGCAAAGCAAATGCATAACATGGCGATTGTTCGTAGTATGAGTACTCGTGAAGCTGATCATATGCGTGGCAGATACTACATGCACACAGGCTATGTCCCAAACCCGAACATGGTTCATCCTAGTTACGGTGCTGTGTTATCTAAAGAGCTTGAAAAACCAGAACTTATGATACCTCAGTTTGTCTCTGTAAATGGCCCAAGTGCTGGTGCTGGATTCTTAGGTGCGGAATATTCGCCGTTCGTTGTAAACAGCGATGGTAGAATCAGAAATCTAAATATGAAAATAGATCAAAGATTTTATCAGAGGGCACAGGCACTAGACATAATAGAAACTAACTTTATCAATAGTAGCAGAGGAGCTTTAGCAAAGGATCACCAAAAGGTTCTACGTAAAACATTTAATGTTTTGACAAGCTCAGAGATGGATGCTATGAAAGTTGAAGGTGAGCCAGAAAACGTCAAAGAAAGATATGGAGACAATAGTTTCGGTAAGGGGTGTCTGATGGCCAGAAGGCTAGTAGAAGTTGGTGTGCCTTTTATTGAAGTGGGCTTAGGAGGATGGGACAACCATCAAAACATCTTCCCAACATTAAGAGATACAAAGTTACCTATGCTCGATCAGGGCATGAGTGCCTTAGTAGAGGACTTAGAGCAAAGAGGACTACTAGAGGATACGGCTATCATATGGATGGGCGAATTTAGTAGAACTCCACGTATCAACCAAAACGCTGGCCGTGACCACTGGGCACGAAGCTGGAGTGTCGTTGTTGGTGGTGCTGGCATGAAGGGCGGCATAGCTGTTGGGGAAACCAACTCAGACGGTACTCGTGTTGAAACCGAACCATATACATCTCAGGATGTCATGGCTTCCGTTTGCAAGGCACTTGGTATTTCGTTGCAAACAACTTATACAAGTAAAAGCGGAAGACCTATGAAGATAGCTAATTCCGGAAAAATAATAAAAGAACTATTTTAAAAAAAACAGGAGATTAAAATGCCACTGCCTTCCAGAAGAGAAGACGAGTCTAGAGAAAACTTTATGTCTAGATGTATGTCAGACAACAAGGTGTCAAAAGAGTTTCCAGACGGAAAACAAAGAACAGCGGTCTGTATGTCTAAGGCTCTTGAAGGGCTGTCAACATCGGCTTCTGTCGATATGCAATACAACATAGAAACATTTGGATATACAGAAGATATAAATGAAGACAACTTCTACGTACCCGCAGAGGCTGATTATGTAGACTTTCAGGAAAGCACTGAAGAGTGGGATATTTCCGTGGCTAAACCGGGGCTATGGGAAAACATTCGTAAAAAGAAGCAGAGAGAAGGCGACGACTACAGGCCAGCCAAAACCGAAAAAGAGGGTAGACCAAGCCCAGAAGAATTAAAGAAAGCACAGGGGCCGAAGAAACAAAAGAAACTTGGCCCTCCATCTTATGCTGAAGAGGCGAACGCTGACAAGCCGCCAAAGGGAGACCCACGTAGAACACCAGCCCCCAAAAAAGATCAGAAAAGGGGATCTAAGAAAAACAAGCCAGACAGTGCCAAGAACCCTAGTGGCAAGATTACGTTCAGCAAGAAGACTACTGAAAGACTTTCTAAAAAAGTAAAAGAGCATAACGCCAAAGGCAAAGGATCAAAGGCTACTCTTGGTATGCTTAAGGCTGTGTATCGTAGGGGTGCCGGAGCCTACTCAACAAGCCACGCACCAAAAATGTCTAGAGATGGATGGGCTATGGCTAGAGTAAACGCTTTTCTTACTTTGCTCAGAACTGGCAAGCCCTCAAACTCGGCCTATACACAGGACAATGACCTCCTGCCAAAGGGACATCCTAAAAAATCCAAGGCGGCTTATGTATATGAAAATCCAAAAACGGGTGAAAGATTTAGCTATAATAGAAAAGGTAACTACAAAAAGGACGGCACTCCGCTTTTATACAAAGGTAAATCCGCAGAGTATCAAGGCAGGAAGGTCACATTAAATAAACCATTCAGAACTCCAGATGGCCCAAAGAAGTTTGCTGTCTATACCAAAAACGGTTCTGGAAAAGTTGTTATAGTTCGTTTTGGTGATCCTAATATGGAGATCAAAAGAGACAATCCCGAAAGAAGAAAAAGTTTTAGGGCAAGACATAAGTGCGACACGGCCCCGGGGCCTAAATGGAAAGCACGATACTGGTCTTGTAGAATGTGGTAAGGAAATAGTAATGGATAGAAGATCTTTTTTACACGCTGGTATTTTAGGTAGCTTTGGTGCTTCACTGGCTATGGCCGATCAGAAGCACTACGAAAGCGTGGAAGGCCCAGCAAAAAGCATAATTTTTATATACTTACCGGGAGGAATGGCTCATCAGGAAACATGGGATCCTAAGCCATTCGCTCCTCTTGAGTATCGTGGCCCGTTGGGCAGCATAGACACGGTCGCTCCGGGTATCCGTGTGGGCGAGCTTTTGAAGAAAACCGCTAAGATTACAGACAAGTTAACGATTATAAAAAGTCTAACCCACGGAGAAGCTGCTCATGAGCGTGGCACACACAATATGTTTACTGGTTATAGACCTAGCCCAGCCCTTCAATACCCATCAATGGGTTCAGTGGTTGCACATGAGTTTGGGCCTCGCAAAAACCTTCCTCCGTATGTCTGTATCCCCAACCAGCCTAACGAATTTGCAGGTACTGGATATTTAAGTAGCTCATATTCTGGGTTTGGTTTAGGGTCTGATCCTGCCAGTAACGACTTCCAAGTTAGAGATCTGAAACTTCCGGTTCCAGATGAAAGGTTTGCAAGAAGACAGCGTGTACTTAATGTAGTAAATACCAACTTTAACAAAAAGCAGAACGCCGACTCTGTAAAGGCGATGAACTCTTTTTATGAGCGTGCATATAGCTTGATAGGAGATCAAAATGCAAAGGACGCTTTTGATATAGAGAAAGAATCGGCACAGACAAGAGACAAGTACGGCAGAAATACTGCGGGTGCCAGAATGCTTCTTGCCCGAAGACTGGTTGAGTTTGGAACACGTTTTGTTACTCTTACCTATGGCGGATGGGACATGCACGACAACATAGCCAATGGTATGAATAGCCAGCTACCAGCTTTCGATCAGGGGTTTGCAAGTCTTATCGAAGACCTAGACCAGCGTGGCCTACTGGATTCCACCTTGGTTTGTGTTGTTTCTGAATTTGGAAGAACGCCGAAAATTAATAATCGTGCAGGAAGAGACCACTGGCCAAAGGTATTTAGTACGGTGCTTGCTGGTGGTGGAATCAAGGGAGGAATGACATATGGAACCTCAAACGCCACTGCTAGTGAGCCAGACCAAAATCCAGTCAACATAGAGGACTGGGCCGCTACCATCTACAATAGATTGGGAATAGTTGCCGATAAAGAGCTAATGGCTCCGGGCGAAAGACCTATCGAAATCGTAGACGGCGGCAAAGTTTTAACAGACATTATTATATAAGGATAACTATCATGAAGTTTAAAATACCCTTTTTAGCTGTATTGATTGTGGGTGCAATCCTATTTATCAATAAAGACGAAGTAAAAAACATGTTTACAAAGGAGAATCCTGTGATTTGTGATATATGCGAAAACGAATGCCCATGCCCAGTTCAAGAGTGTATATGTCAAGACGCTTGTGAGTGTCCAGACTGCGAGGTGTCATAATGAAATATTTAGCATCAATACTATGTCTCTTGTTTGTTCCTTTGTCAGCCGAAGCAGAGCAGCCCGAACGCAAGGTTATCAAGCCTCCGACTGTAAAGAGCGTACCTAGAGATTTTACACGACCACCCGTAACAAGACCACAGATTCCCGGAAAGCAACAGTGGCAGAGACCCCAGACTCAGCCACAGCAACCAAGGATCGAAACTAAACATGGTTTTGGTTTCTATGACTATTACTACAGACCTGTAAATCCATACTTTAGATACTATAGAGTTCCGTCTTATTATCCTCCGGTGATTATTCAACCTCAGCCGGTGCCAGTTTACCCAGCACCCTTTCAAGGTTTTTTCTTTCATTTTAGGTTTTAATGTGCAGAAGTCTGAGTGACGATAGACTATATATTAATCAGTTTTTATAAGCCGCTTTTCTGATATAAAAAAAGCGGATTACATATTCTAGATTGGAAACAAAATTGATAAATCTGATTACACCCATAAACAGTTTGGGCTACGGGGTAGCGGGATATAATTTATTTAAAAACTTATTAGCGGAATACCGCACCACTGCCCTGTACCCAATCGGAAAACCAGAGTTTATTGATTCAGATATCGAGACCGGACTAAAGAACCGAGACGACATGACCATAAAGCCATGTGTTAAAATATGGCATCAAAATGACCTATTTCAATTTGTGGGACATGGGGAACATATAGGGTTTCCCATATTTGAGCTGGACGAATTCAGCGAGGAAGAAAAGCTAAGCCTTAGTCATTGTGATAAGATTTTTGTCTGTTCTGAGTGGGCAAAAAGTATAATCTTAGACCAGATGATCGGACACTTCTTTGACGATGGGCGTGTCCATGTGGTTCCACTTGGCGTAGACACGGATGTGTTTCAGCCATTTATATCTAATCGCCCGAAGACCATATTCTTTAACTGCGGCAAATGGGAAAAGAGAAAAGGGCACGACATACTTTTAGAGTGTTTTAATCTGGCATTTGAGCACAATGACGATGTAGAATTGTGGATGATGTGTGAAAACCCCTTTATAGGCAATCAAAACCAAGCGTGGGCAGATCTTTACAAAAATTCCCCTTTAGGCAGTAAGATAAGGATAATTCCTAGACAAGCATCCCATAAAGATGTGTATACTATTATGCGTCAAAGCGACTGTGGTGTTTTTCCGGCGAGAGCTGAAGGCTGGAACCTAGAGCTGCTAGAAATGATGGCCTGTGGTAAAAAGGTTATTACTACAAATTACTCGGCACATACCGAGTTCTGCAACCAAGACAACTCTCTATTAATAAATGTAGATAACCTAGAACAGGCACAAGACGGAATTTTCTTTTCTGGTGAATATGGAAGATGGGCAGAGTTATCAGAGTCCCCTAAAGAACAGCTAGTACAGCACATGAGATCTGTACATAGAGAAAAACAAGAGACTGGTTCGCTTTATAATCCTGATGGTATAGAAACTGCCAAAAAATTTAGTTGGCAAAACTCAACTAAGGAGCTAGTAAATGGACTTTAGTACACCAAGAAGAATACTAAATAAGTATCGCGACGGGTTTATTGGTGCGGTCTGCGACGAAGAAGATGTGAAAAAACTTATGGGAGAGCTTCCCATGCCTGTTTTTGGTGCAGCCGCCTACGATCTATGTGGTTCTGGTGAAGGCAAACTAAGTCTCCCCTTCAAAAGCCTATTAAAGTTCGATCCGTCTTTTGGGCCATCGGAGAGACAGACGACGGGAGACTGCGTATCCCACTCCACAAGAAACGCTGTAGATATAACCAGATCTGTGGAAATAGATGTTAAGTCAGAAAGAGAAGATTTTGTCGCTCGTGGTGCTACAGAAGCTATATATCAATCCAGAAGTCACAACGGACAAGGAATGACATGTAGTGGTGCGGCTAGATATGTTCATCAAACGGGAGGCATACTCCTAAGAAAAGACTACGGAGATGTTGATCTTTCAGTTTACAACTCGTCACTAGGTGCAAAAAAGAGAATACCAAAAGATGTATATACTACGGAAGCTAAAAAGCATCAGGTCAAAACAATATCTAACGTCAGAACAGTTGAAGAAGCTAGAGACGCCCTTGCTAATGGCTATGCACTTAGTGTATGTAGTGGGTATGGCTTCAGTTCTCGTAGGGATGCTAACGGCATCGCCAAACGTTCTGGCAGGTGGAGTCATGCTATGGCTTGGATCGCTTGCGATGATTCTCGCAAAACTCTAAACGAAACACTTTTTCTAGTTCAAAATAGTTGGGGAATTTGGAACTCCGGCCCCAAGAAACACGATCAGCCAGAGGGCAGCTTTTGGATACGAGAAAAGGATGCAAGAGGCATGTTGTCTGGCGGAGGTGCTTGGGTATTCAGCAACGTAGATGGATTCCCCGCTAGAAAAATAGACTGGACAATAGACGAGGTATTCTAATGAATTTCAAACAAAGGGCGATTGTAGGGCTTGTTGTTGTAGTTGCACTCTTTTACTTCAATATTAACCCAGAAAATTCAAAAAAAGACTTGACAAATTACGACATAGAGAGTATAATGATAGAGGCTAACAAGTCATTTGCTTTAGCAGAGGCAAAGGTACTTGGAAAGACTCCGGTTCCAGATGATACGCCTTTGGGGCCAGATCCGGATCCTGAAAAGTGCGTATGTAAGGGCACTGGAAAAATAATACAAGGAGACGGTCACGTTACCCCGTGTCCATATCACTCAGCAAAAAACAACAATGAAGCTTGTGACTGTGGATGCAATAAAAAGGGGTGCTCGTGTCAATGTAAAAATAAAGAAGTAACTAGGAGTAGGGGGTTATTATTCCCTATTTTTAGATAATTATGTTTTGTTAAACTTTTAATTGGAGAGTAAAATGGATAAGGTAAAATCTTTACTTAAATCACGTAGATTCTGGGTGTCGGCTGTTGGTTTGGCTGGTGTCGTATCGTCTGAACTTTTCGGGCTCACTCTTGACACGGAGCAAATCGTTGGTGTTGTAACCATCGTTGTAGCTTGGGTTATCGGTGACACCGTTCGAGAAACAAAATAATAAGGATTTAAAATGCTTCAATTTCTGAGTGACTTAAATCCACTACAGTTAGTATTGATGGGCATGGGTCTCCTATTGGTGGCCCCAGTCGTTATGGAGCTTTTCTCAAATAAAGAGGAAAACAAAGTAAAGGATATCGGCTCTATACCCGATAATACTATAACAGACATAGTTCTCAAGTGGGAGAATCTGTGTGATGCGTGCGAGGACTTAGGTCTAGAACAGGCATCATTAAAACTTGAAGAGGTTTTTCCTCTTCTATGCAAAAAGAAGAAAACTGAGAAATTAGCAAGCAACGAAACCGATTAGGAGCAATTATGTCGAATAAAACAAGATTAATCTTGGGTGCGGTTCTCATTCTTGCGGCAGTTTTTTTGCCTGTAATTCAGGAAAGGATTCCTGATTTTACTCCTAAACCTGACGACAACAATGTTGTTGAACCAAGCGAAGAAATTTTAGAGAGAGTCTCAAGTATAGCCGACAAAGTTACCGATAGTAAAGACAGGGCGGATATGTTTGCTTTCAATAAGGTTTTTTCGGAGAGGCTTAAGGATTACTCGGTTGATGCTCAACAGATAAATGACATCTATACTGAGGCTGGTAAAACGTTTTTCAAAGGAAGACTAAGGGGCAAATACGAAGGTCTTTCTAGCGGTTTAGTTGGATTAATGTCTGGCATAATCGGAACAGAAAACCATACTATAACAAAGGAAGAAAAAGAAAAGTTGGCAAGCCATTTCGATGGCCTGTCTTGGTGTTTTAGGTAACAATAACCATAAGGGGGTTTTATGCCACTTTTTAAGGGGCCAATCGGTACTTTTATAAGAAAGCACAAGCTTATTAGACGTGCTGCGGTAGTGGGAGGAGTGCTTGTAGGTCTTTATTTCTTGGGTGCCGCTCAGGGCTGGTGGTCAAGATTTTTATTCTAAGAGAATGTTTTAAATAAGGGGTGTCCCTGAGACGCCCCTCCTTTAAGGAAAAAAGATGGATATTATTAACGTTTTAAAAAGCGAACTAAGATCAGAAATTGATGTGGCTGCGTTTGAGATAAATTCGGTACTAGCAGAACCAACAAAAAAAGGTTCCGTCGATAGACTGGCTGTGGCCGTTGCAACGTACACTAGGAAAATTGCAGAAGTAGAAACATTGAACAGGCTTCAGAGTCAAGTTCAGGCCAATCAAAAAGAACAAGTTAGCCAAGACGAGTCACAGGAAGGCAACTAGATAATCTATGAAGTTTAAGATAACGCTACTAATGATGCAGGCAGATTCTAGTTTTAGTCCATTAGCACCTGACTTTTTAGATATCGTCGTGCGTGACGATGGGGGGTTTCCTAGTAAATATGTGTCTACCAAAACAATACCAGAAACCATACAAGAGCTTTATGAGTCTTGTTGTAGTCTGAATTGTGACTGGGCATCCCCGCTCTTGTCTGACATTAGACATGAACGTGGTTCTACCGAGTGCGAAGCTTTATACTCAGTATTAGTACCAGAGGGCACTCTAGGCGTTAAAGAAGGATACAGACTAACTAAACCTTACCTTTTACAGGACTTGGAAGAATTTTATGACAGAGGACTCTCACAAAGACCAAGATGTCTCCAGCAACAACAGTTCTAGCGAACAAGATTTCTCAGCAAAATTGACTATACTGGTTGACAAAGAGGGAGAGATAGTATATAATTGTGACTGGGAGCCAACAGACGACGGATTGTTGGGTGTTGCTTCTATATTTTACAAGCTGCTTATTGATGATTTGGGCAATAAAATATTTGAAGAAATTAAGAACCAATGCGTATTAAATAATGCGGAGACCGACTTTATGGCAATAGAGAATATAATATACAAGTATGCGTCGATTGACAGTAAAGGTGATTCAGTGGTCGTGCCTCCTGATAAAATAACCAGCATTTAAGGGAGGAATATATGTTCGATGAATACAATCTCAAATCACGTAAGAAGATTTGCTGGAAAAGCTGGAATGCTATTGTAGATGAACAAATAGGCACAGAAGAACTGCTTTTAGAAGAGCTACAGAACGAGCTTGGCGAAATGCAGGAAACTGGCGAAATGCAAATACTCCCATTTGCGGGACTCATTGATCAACAACCCAAAATACTACACACGCCGATGGGTATGTACCACCTAGACTCGCCATTCAAACCGTCCGATAGATGGGACTGTTGGCTTGGCAGCACTAATTTTGATGTTACGCATGGGGTTAAAGAGACGTTATCTAAAGTAAAGGGTGTTGAGGCACTAAAGATATTAGGAAGATACAGCTTCTTCATTGGAATAGCTAGGCTCTTTAGCTTTAAAGAGGTTAGACTAGACATAGAAAAGAAGTTATGCGGATATACAGAAAAGGAATTACTGTCAGACGAACAAACACAAGCGACAGTAAACTTAATTAAGGAACAGCTTGAGAGTACGAAATACTGGTCTATACTAGTTGCTCCTACTGGCAAGGTTGACTATATTGTTTCAGACCATCTAGACCAAGCCTATCTAGACGGATTGAATGAATTATTGGAAACTAAACAGAAACTAGGCGGAATCATTTTGAGAGGTGATCATGGATAATTGCACTACTTACGAAGACTATTGGAAAAGCTCTGACGTTCAAAATATTATGAACAAGGTTGCGAACAGATACAAAAACTCTATCGACCCAGACGACATAGAGTCAATTAAGATGCAAACACTTTGGAGATGTATGGATAAATATGATGCCGATAGAGGCACCAAGTTCACTTCATATCTCTATCAGCAGATTAGCTTTGCTTTTAAAAATAAACTCAAGAAGAAAAGAATGGAATTCAATCGAGATGAAAATTTCGACAAGACTGACATCAGTACCCGTGGACGCATGGAAGTGTTTGACATACTTACCGGCCTAGATCCAGAGCTAAAAGATGTGATTGATAAAAGGTTTTATCATAACATGACAATGGTGGAAATTGGCAAGTCTAATGGGTATAGCAGAGAGACTGCACGTAGAAGACTAAAAAAAGCCATAAAAGTTTGCCAAAAAAATTGCTTAGATTAAATAGTTGCGTATATATAGCTAGGAACTGGATCTTTTTGTGGAATATTGGAAATATCGTTTAATTTTGTTTTTTAATCAACAAGGAGATTATTATGGCAGTTCCGGGTAACACTTCAAACTATTTGAAGAACACCTCTAATGGTACGTTTACAGCCGCTAAAGAAGGCGGTACAATTTTAGGAAACTCTAGCACTGGTGACGTAATTACCAAGGCACTTTCTTTGGCCGACAGTGCCGTAGAAAAAGGCGTTCCGACTGGCCCAGCTAATGTAGAAAATGGTCTGGTAAGAAACATCAAAGCACAAGGTGCGAATGGTACTTTTGCTTGGGATGGAGGAACCGCAGCAGGTTCTAGATTCCCAATGATGGGAGTCAGTACCAGTCTTGGTAACTACGCAAACACCACTATTCAGTCTTCGTCCAGAAGCAAATCGTTCTCATCCAACGACGCCGTTATGCGTGCTCGTAATCAGTATGGTGCTAAGACCGTTACTGCTTTCCGAGCTAACAGATTCAGTTGGACAAGCACTAAATCTCGAAATGATGCTGGTGCTGCTTTGGGTAGTAGAATCAACTGGGTTGCTGCTGCAACAGGTGGTGCTGACAGTGCTTCTGCTCCAGATGCTCTCAACGAGAATTACTGGGATCCAGCCGCTGGCTCAACCTCGGCTAATAGCGACAGTGCCGCTAACCCAACTCGTGCGGTACCGGGTGAACTTGTGATGATGGTTGACTTTGTTGACGCTAATATCAGTACTAGCGGAAACTTCTTCGACTACAAGCCTATCACTGGTATGTAATCCATATTTTCTTGCTGCTCACCGCTTCGGCGGTGAGTAGTTTTTTTTGGATTTAATATAACCATAGGAGATGTCATGAACGAGACTTGGGACTTAATCAGAAACGTGACTGAAGTAATAGGAATGTTTTTTATTCCCGTTCTGGGCTGGGTGCTGTACACTATGGTTCAACATGGAAAGCAAATTATCGTGTTAGAACAAAAGGTAAATGAATCTTTGAATCAACGTATGGGACGTATAGAAAAGCGTGTCGGCGGCATAGAGGATAAGATAGATCAAATGAGCGAAAACGTTACTGAGTGTAAAATGGTTGTTCAGGATAATAAAAATCTACACAACCAGATAAGTCAACAGCTAGGATCTCTGATGTCTAAAGTAGACGGAATGAAAGAGTAATTTAGCTTAATAAAATCGTTTAAATTTTGACCGCCGGTGAATTTTTATTTGCTGGCGGTTTTTCTATTTTTTGGGTTTTATTCGGTTGACAAAAGGACATTTATGGTGTATAATAATCTACATGATTATAACATCGAAGATGGAAGAAAAATATAAATGGAAGTAACAAAAAGAAACGGAAACAAGGAATCGTTCTCCGTAGAAAAAATTCACAAGGTAGTAGAGTGGGCAACAAAAGGAATTAATGGAGTATCCTTTTCAGACATAGAGATGAACGCCAACCTGTCGATTCATGACGGCATAGAGACCTCTAAGATCCACCAGATTTTAATAAAATCCGCAAACGACTTAATATCTACATCAGAGCCTAATTATCAATACGTAGCCTCTAGGTTGTTAAACATGCAGCTCAGAAAAGAGGTGTGGGGCTGTGGAGACGAGCCTACCGATTTTCTGCTGTTCCTGCAAAGAAACGAAGATAATGGTATATATGATCCGCACATCCTTAAAAAATGGAGCGATAAAGATGTAGATCGTTTTGGAAGGTATATAAACCACAGTAGAGACGACCTGTTTACATATGCCGGTCTACAGCAAATGATAGACAAGTATCTAGTTAAAAATCGAAGTACTGGAGTTATATACGAAACACCACAATTCGCATACATGGCAATAGCTATGTGTCTATTTGATTCAGTAGATGAGGTTAAAAAAGCTTATGACTGCTACTCAACGTTCAAAATTAATCTACCCACTCCTATTATGGCTGGTGTTCGCACTAACATTCGTCAATTCGCAAGTTGTGTTTTGGTTGATGTTGACGATAACCTTGACGCTATATTTTCAAGTATTCATGCAGTGGGCAAATACACGGCGAGAAGAGCGGGGATCGGGCTCAACATCGGCAGGATGCGTCCAATTAACTCTCCCATTCGAGGTGGAGAGGTCATCCACACAGGATTGATCCCTTACCTAAAGAACTTTGAGTCGGCTGTTAAGTCAACATCACAGAATGGATTGCGTGGCGGCTCTGCTACGGTACACATACCCTTCTGGCATTACGAGATCGAAGACGTAATGGTTCTAAAAAACAACGCAGGAACAGACGACAATCGTGTCCGTAAGCTGGACTACAGTATCCAGTTCTGTAAGCTGTTCTATGACCGCCTGATAGCCAATGAAGATGTGACTCTATTCAGTCCTGACGAGGCTAAAGGGCTGTATGAAGCATTTGGAGACAATGAAAAGTTTGAGCAGCTATACCTCAAATATGAAAACGCTAGATCTCTGAAATTCAAAAAGAAAGTACCAGCCCGAAAACTGGCTGAAATTTTCGCAAGAGAACGTCTAGAGACGGGTCGAATCTATAGCATGAATATAGACAACGCCAACGAACACGGCTCTTGGTCTGTGCCTGTTTACATGAGTAACTTGTGCCAAGAAATTATTCATCCAACTAAACCGATCAACTCGATAGATGATCCGGACGGTGAAATAGGTATATGCATACTGTCTGCTATTAATCTGCTAGAGCTAAACTCGGATAAAGACATCGAAGACGCTTGCCGAATGGCCGTTAGAACTCTTGAGTCGGTTATAGACTATCAGGATTATCCTGTTTTGGCTGGAGAAAACTTCACTAAAAACAGAAGGTCTTTGGGTATAGGTATAACAAATCTAGCTGGATTCTTGGCTAAGAATAAACTCAAATACGAGGATAACGGGTCGCTAGAGCTTGTTCATGAAATGATGGAGAAGATACAATGGAATCTAATAAGTGCTAGCTGTGAGCTTGCAGAAGAAATAGGGCCATGCGAAAAGTTTAGCGAAACTAAATACGCTCAAGGCCTTCTTCCTATAGACTGGTATAAAAAAGAGGTAGACGAATTAGTTTGGCCTAAATACAACATGGACTGGGAGAGCCTACGTGAACGTGTTAAAGAACATGGGCTGCGTCATTCCACTTTATCTGCTATCATGCCTTGTGAGTCTAGTAGTGTAATACAAAACAGTACTAACGGTATTGAGCCTGTCAGAAGTTTGCTTCTCTATAAGAAGGCTAAAAACGGAGTACTTAAACAAATAGTTCCTAACTACAGAAGAAGAAAAAACTACTATACTTTAGCTTGGGAAATGGAAGACAATAAGGCGATGCTAAATATAGCAGCGGTTATTCAGAAGTTTGTAGACATGAGCATGAGTACGAATCTATACTATAACTATTCTCACTATGCAGACGGAAATGTTCCGCTTAGCGTGATAATAAAAGACCAAATCTACGGATATAAGTACGGACTTAAAAATTTCTATTACGCCAATACTCCCGATGGAGATGGCGACACCGAGAAGGGTATGAACTGCGAATCCGGAGCATGTGCAATATGAAAACTATTTTTAATACCAAGAATGTTGATCCTATGTCTCAGCCTCTTTTTCTGGGTAAAGATTTGGGGGTTCAAAGATATGATGTCGTCAAGTATCCTATATTCAAGGATCTTGACAGTAAGCAGATGATGAATTTCTGGAGACCGGAAGAGATTGAACTTAAAAAGGATCGTGCTGATTTTCAGACGCTTTCAGATAACGAAAAATTTATTTTTACCTCCAACCTAAAATATCAAACGATGCTGGACAGCGTTATCTGTAGGGGTGTTCCAACCTTGCTAGAGTTTGTTACAAACACAGAGCTTGAAGCGTGTCTTATGACTTGGCAGTTCTTTGAAAAAATTCACAGTCAATCATACTCATATATCATACAAAATGTCTACGCCGATAGCTCAGAGGTGTTTGAGGGAATTTATGAAGACAAGGAGATAATGAAGCGTGCAGATGTTGCTATAACTGACTACAATAATCTGATGGGCATGGCTTGCGACAAGAACAAGCCAACGGATATTAAAAAACAGATATATATGACCGTAGTTAGTATCAACATTTTAGAGGCGATAAGATTTTACGTCAGCTTTGTTTGTAGCTTTGCGTTTGCAGAGAACAAAAAGATGGTAGGCAATGCCGATATTATCAAGTTAATCAAGCGTGACGAAGCACTACACTTAGCAAATACTCAGGCCATCTTGAAGATTCTACATAAAGAGGATTCCGAGGGTTTTGTTAAGGTGGCCAAGCAATGCGAAGAAGATGCCGTCAAGATGTTTGAGAACGCAGCAAAAGAAGAGAAAGAATGGGCGTCGTATCTGTTTAAGGACGGGTCAATTATTGGCCTTAACGAGACAGTGCTTCACCAATATATCGACTGGCTCTGCATGTCTAGGAGAAAAAGCATTGGACTACCATACGACAACGTTGGCAAAAACCCCATAGCCGGATGGACTCAGGCTTGGATGCAAAGCGAAAGTGTTCAGGTTGCACCACAAGAGCATGAAATAACAAGTTACAAAATTGGTGCTAGCAAAAACGATTTAGAAGACATGGATTTTGGAGACATGAGTTTATGAGAGTAGTTGTGGTTTCTGGTTACTTTAATCCTATACATGGAGGTCATTTAGACTACCTAGAAGGTGCCAAAAAGTTGGGTGACTACTTAATAGTAATAGTCAATAATGACAATCAAGTACAGATAAAAGGGAGCAAGCCCTTTATGGATTGTCAAGAAAGGATGAGGATAGTTGAAGCACTTCAGTGTGTTAACAGTGCTGTTGAATCGGTTGACGAAGATGGATCAGTAGTTACAACGCTGAATATACTGCATACCAGATACTCTCTTGAATGGGATTTTGACGAGATGATCTTTGCGAATGGCGGGGATAGGAAGTCAGACAATATACCTGAATATGAGCTTTGTGAGAAGAGAGGCATAAAGATGGCTTTCAATGTTGGAGGAGGAAAAACTCAGTCTTCAAGCGGATTAATAGAAAAGGTAATTGATAATGAGTAAATGTATTGTCACTGGCGGATGTGGATTCATCGGATCTAATTTGGTTGATTCACTCATATATCAGGGGCATGAAGTTGCGGTCATTGACAACCTCTCCGCAGACTGTCACGAAAGCTTTTACTACAATCCGTCAAAAAACGCTTCATATTATGAGCTAGATATAAACAACTATGATGATATTCACAACCTGTTTATGGGTGTTGATTATGTTTTTCATTTGGCAGCAGAGTCTAGAATACAACCGACTATAGAAGATCCAGCCCTAGCACTCCAGACTAATACTGTCGGAACCCTTAATGTGCTAGAGGCCTCTCGTCTTCATGCGGTTAGTAGGGTTGTATACTCTTCAACATCGGCGGCATATGGACTAAAAAACAAACCCCCAATGATCGAAACAATGATGCCCGACTGCCTGAATCCGTATTCGGTCGCCAAGCGTGCTGGAGAAGATTTGTGCAAAATGTACTATACCCTCTATGGGCTAGAGACCGTTTCGTTTAGATACTTTAACGTCTATGGTGAACGACAGCCAACAAGGGGTCAGTATGCACCAGTAATAGGGCTGTTCCAAAAGCAAAACAGAGAAGGTAATCCCATGACCGTTGTTGGTGATGGGCTGCAAACAAGAGACTTTACACATGTATCAGATGTTGTCAACGCCAATATAACAATGGCACTATGTAAAGACAAAGCTGTTTGTGGAGAGCTTTTTAATGTTGGTTCTGGGGTGAGCTATGCTATCCTAGATCTAGTCAACATTATTGGTGGAGAAGATCCTTATTATACATTCATACCAGAAAGACCGGGAGAGGCTAGGTTCACACAGGCAAACATAGACAAAATTAAGTCCTTTGGATGGGAGCCAAAAGTTAAACTTCAAGACTGGCTAAGGGAGACTAATGAAGAATAAAGTAGAGCTTTTAGGATATTACGGAAGCGATGAGATTATCGCCTGTTCAGCATGGACTTCTACATCGAGAGAACTTACAGATGAAAAAAGAGGACGAATACAAAGACTTATCGAAATGCTCTGGGTCAACGGACATGAAACCCCATTCGAGAAAGGAGTGGTGCATTTCCTTGTTGATACTGATATTGCCAGTCATATTCATCTACTTAAGCACCGGATTAGTTCTCTTAACGCTGAGTCTGCTAGGTATAAAGAATTAAAAGAAGATAAGTATTACGTTCCAGATGACTGGGTTCGTAAATGGCAAAACAAACTAATAGAATACACCGAGGCTGGCAATGAACTATATCATGAATGCTTAACTGAACTTGAACCAGTTCTGGGACGCAAGCGAGCAAAAGAGTCAGCACGATTCTTTAAGACTTACAACAGTCAGATTCAAGCTGACATAATGTTTAACATACGTAGCTTCGCTAATTTTATCAATCTAAGAAACAGCGAGCACGCACAGAAAGAAATTCGTGAAATCGCACAACAGATGTGGGACTTGGTTGCCACTATTGAGGGCGAACCATTTAAGTTTACTTTACAAGCAATCTGTAACGGGAGAGACTGATGGGTATCGTAGATTCTATCGTAGACGACATATTAGAAAGGTACGGGGTTTCTGAGGAGATGATTAAAAAGATTACCTCGATTGTTGACGGGGTAGTTAAGAATGTCTCAGTCCAAGAAGTCGGAGATGAGACTTTTATAACGATACATTTAAACGACATAAACTTAAAATTCAAGAGGTGAATTTAATGGACAAAATTACTTACGACGACAGAGAGCCTATGAATCCTGATCAAAAGGCTAGGATGCAAATGTTGATGAGGAACGATCATTATATAGATCCCAGTCATGGTATGGAAGAACTTATAAGAAAAACTAAAAAGTGGCACCACGATAGAAACTTGATTGACGGCAGTTCAGATAAAGATCAGGTTCTAAAGCTACTACAAGAGCTTGGCGAGCTATCTGATTCTGTATGCAAAGAAAAGGATATTAAAGATGATATTGGAGACATGTTGGTTGTTATGATCAATATCTGCGAAAGAAACAAAATAAGCCTTTCTTCCTGCTTAAGAGCCGCTTATAACGATATCAAAGACCGCAAGGGAAAAATGGTAGATGGAATTTTTGTAAAAGAGGAAGATTAAGTGCGTATATAGTATAAATTGACAATCTAGACGGAAAAAATATATGACAACTTATCCAAGTTTATTAGCTGGCAACGGTAGAATATTCTACGCTATGCTTGGTGTTCTTTTTTTTGAGAGAAACACCACAAAAAGCGGAGGAACTGAAAATCCAAATACCTTTACGGTGCTACATGGGGTTCAGTCTGTTGGAGTAAATACTTCTGTAAGTAGATCAGAATACCCTGATTACGGTAGGTTTCAAAAAGAATATGGCTCGTATACTAAGCCAGAGTTTGAGATAACAATAGAAAGAGTAATAGACGGCAAAAATGGTGCTACTTTTTTCTACCAGCCGACAGCGACATCTGGTTATCAGGCAATGCATCTTCTTAACCAAGACAACTTGGGTGCGGATGGTTTTCAAGACGCTTTGAAAAATTATGATATAACTTTGGTAATGGGTGCTAACCAAGCCTATCTAGGCGTTTCTGATGATAATCCAGCCGATTCTGTTAGGGATATGTTTGATGACGCAGGAACAAGCCTAAATACCTCTCCAACCGTTGGTGGACCTGCTCCGTCAAAGGTAGATAGTTTAAATAGTTACAGCGTATGGTCTACGATGCCAAACAATGAAACCGTATCCACCTGTCACGATGTAACCTACAGATGCTGCGTGTTGAGAAGCGTTAGTTACAACCTATCGGTAGAAGGTGCAATGACCGAATCTTTAACCTTCACCACCTCTATAATGACCAAAAATGAAGGCGGGTCAAACATAAATTCCTATCCGGAGTTTCATTCGACTGTAGATGGTGCGGGTACGCTACGTAGGAGAAACGTAATAACCGAGGACTGGAAATACCCAAAAGAAGTAGAGAGAGCCTTTAGATGGACAAATAGAACCAGAGATGCGTCTTTAGATGGGCACAAAGACAGATCCAGCGTTCCTCTGCTGGGTTTACAAAGCGTTACTATTGACGTTTCTATAGACTATAACGAGCTATTTGATCTAGGGGAGTTTGGAGGTGCTAGAGGGGCTCGTGCAAGAACAAACCTTATGAAACAGGTTGCTTTACCCATTAACGTTAGCACAAGTTACACTGGAATTATATCAGATCTTTATTACGGAAATCTTGCACAGCTAACCGACAACGGTATTGATTGGCAGGCTACCGACACAAACTTCAGTAAGGCAGATGGTGACGAAGGATTGGGAATTGACAAGTATAAGGCTGGCGAAGAAATAGCAATATATCTAAAAGGAAACAAGGCCACTAGCGGCGGAACAAGCTATTGGTATAATCTTTTGATGGGCAAGAAAAATTATTTAGTTGATTTTGGTCTTTCGGGAGGAGACACCGGTGGAGGAAACATGGAATGTACACTAGTTTATCAAAATGCAATGGGAGACTTTGCACCAAAAACGCACACGGCAAAGATAGATAACCCAACAGCACCAGACATTTATTAGAAAATAGCAGATGCCAAGAAATAAAAAAACAAAAAATCAACCAACAAGACCAGCCAGAAAAAAGCTTAGAGCAAAGACAGACAATCAGTCTGACTATATCAGATCAATGTCAGAAGCGGATGTTACATTTTGCTGTGGACCGGCGGGAACGGGAAAAACAGCGGTCGCTGTGGGCTTGGCTTGTCAGTACTTGCTTCAAGATAGAGTTCAAAAGATCGTGATAAGCAGGCCTGTAGTTGAATCGGGAAGAGGGCTGGGTTTTTTACCGGGAACACTGACCGATAAAGTCCAACCGTATCTGGTTCCGATTACAGAAGAGATGAAACTTTTTCTAGGAAGAGAGACATACAACTCCATGAGGGCAACAAATACAATTGAAATATGTCCCCTTGAGTATATGCGTGGTAGAAATTTTCATGATACATTTATGATTTTAGACGAAGCACAGAACGCTACATTTGAGCAAATAAAAATGTTTTTGACTAGAATAGGGCTTGGGTCTAAGGCCGTTATAAACGGCGACCTAGATCAAACTGATCTTAGGGGTAACGAATATGGAGGTTTACACACCTGTATATCTAAGCTAGATAATCTTGATGGCGTGGCCATCTGCGAGTTAGATTCTTCTGACATTGTTAGAAATAGTATCATCTCAGATATTCTAAATAGACTAAAATAAATAGTGCATTATCTGAATCTGTTGACCATAATATAGAAATTGAATTAAGGAGAGTAATCAATATGCCTACCTATGACTTTGAGTGCGAAGAGTGTGCGTACTACGCAGAGATATCACAGTCCGTACACGAACCATCAGTGCTAAAGTGCCCAGTTTGCGACGAGCAGACACTAAGAAAAGTATACATAAATCCCCCAGCAATGTTTGTTCGAGGAGAAGCCAAGAGTATAGGGCAGCTTGCCGACAAAAATGCTAGAAACATGGGGTTTTATGAGAAGCAGGATAGGGCGATAAAGGATGGCGTCAATCAGGCCCTCAATAACGAGAAGAACGAAAAGAGAAAACTACATCAAAAAATAACATCCATGACGCCAGAACAAAAGCTAAAGTGGATCAAGGAGGGCGACTGATGATACCAAAAGACAGTCCGGAACCAAAAGATCTGCCCTCTGGTTCCGAGATATTAGGTAATCACTATCCAAAGATACCTAGAAGTCAAAAGCCACATCTGGCTATAGTGACATTGAAAGTAGATGTGAGGGCAATGAATGTAGATGAAACCTTAGATCATTCGGTAATGGGTAACGGAGCGTTAAAAAAATATGGACTAACTAGAAAGGGCCAGTTCCACGTAAGAGGCGTAGACGAGGCCGATTGTATTAGAAAACTAAAAGAAATTTTGGAGAGAATAAATGACAAGGGGTGATAAAGAAGATCTTTCCGGCTTGGATATACCAAAGCCAGCAAAGGTAGATATAAAATTTTACGACACAAGAGGCAACGAGACCAAAGAGAAAAACGCGGTAGCCAAGGTGGTGGCCACGAATCTTGATTATGAAACGGTGTCTATTCAAAGATTTGTTCTTTATGGACGAGGAGAGATATTAGATCCTCACGGGGTTGATACGAGAGCGAACAGGTCTTTTTATAAATACAAAAAGATACCTGAGTCGTCTTTCAATAACTATATAAAGTATCTAAAGACAAAAAACAGAATGTATTTCACTAGAGCTAGAAGATCTATCACGGAGTAGAAAATGAAAAAAGGACCACTTTCAAACAAAGAAAAAGAATATATAACTAAAAATCTGTCTAGATTTGATGGCGACCTATCGTCCCTAGCAGAAAAAATGGACAGATCCAAGCCGATTGTTAAAAAGTTTGCCGACAGCCTAGCTGCTGAAAACAAAGAAGAGCAGGCCACACAGGAGCCAGCAGAACACAAGGCTGGAGACCTATTCGCTAGAAACGAAGAGAGGGGAGTTACGGTTATGACCGAGTCAGCCTCAATGGCGTCTGATGAATCTAAGCAAGGTAGAGAGCCGCAGACGCCCGCTAGATATAGACAGTTCATTCATAAGATCAAAGATTGAGAAGCCGAGACTACACTAAAAGACAATATGGCGATGCCCACAGAGGAACCACGGTTCTTCGTGAGGCGGCCATAAGAGCGGCTGAAAAAAAATTGTCTTGTATTGAAGATCCTGAATTATTCAGTATATTGGTCGATATGCTCGTAAGAGAATATTACGTTGATCATGAGCTATATAATAGACACACAGAGGAAGCAAAATGATTTGTACAAATTTTGATGGACATATGGAAAGGCTCTGTCATCAGGAGCTGATGATAAGCTGGCAGATAACCTTGACAGATGGAGTCAAAGTCTATGGGGATTATGAGAGACCTAATTATCCAAACCCCATAGAGAGATTAAAGGAGCATTGTCGCAAAAACGACGTTGTGCCAGCCAAGGTAGAGCTTTATATGTTTGGTGCTCAGCACAAGGTCTTTTTTGAAGATAGCACGGGACTAGATGGCATCTCTATAATGAGGGGCATCGCAAAGAACCAAATGATGGACGGCTCACACTCTCAATCTTTTCAAACTTTAACAGTGTCGTTACTGCATGAATCGTGTGACTATATAGATGTCGCTAAATACACTTGGCCAAATAATGAATTTGAACAGAAGTCATCAAGAAGAGGATTGTCCCAAGTAAATTTGGACAATATGATTTTTAAAAATGAATCAGAAAAACTCAAAAACCCCAAAGTACAAAAGTATCTCAACCTCAAAACCGTGTAGTGCCGCACAGTACATTGCAGAGATGGTATGTATACGAAAAAGCGAGAGAGAAAACAACGGCAGTCTTGAGTATAAATTTTGGAACAACTCTAAGAACGAACAATATCAGACACAAGTTAGAGTGGCATCAAAGCTTATTAAGAAATATGGCGAGCAGGCCGTACTACATTATCTAAACAGCTCAAGAGGTAGAAATATATATTCTCTTGGTTTTTTGCATAAGTCTAAGAAGTTTGTACTCGCCCTAAACTTTGTAGAAGATGGGATAAAGGAATCAAAGAAAATAGTTGATGAAAAAAACAGCAAAGAAAGAAATGTTATAGACATACCGGACGGCGAATACAAACCAAGAAAAAAGAAATCAAACAATAGCTTAATGTCGAAATTGAGGAAAGCAGATGGCAACAAAAACAAAGACTCCTGAATACCTGAAAAAAATCATCAAAGACTACGGGGAGATTATCCGTAGTGGAACAGATGTTCTTGAGCAAAAGAAGAACTTCAAAACAATATCTGTTAGCCCAGCCATAGACATCGCACTGGGCGGCGGGATCAGAGAAGGTAGCTGGCTTACACTAACAGGCGACCCTAAGTCGGGTAAAACAACAACGGCCATGCAGATAGCATCCAACTGTCAAAAAGAAGGCAGACCAATTATCTACTTGGACGCCGAGGGCCGACTAAAAGACATGAACTTTGAGGTATCGGATCTAGATCCTAGCAAGATGACCATCGTTGCACCAGAAGATAAACCTATACCGGCAGAAGACTTCTTAGATGTTGCATACAAAATGATGAGCCACCCTGACTATTACGGTGCGGTTCTAATTATCGACTCGATATCATCTTTGATGCCTAAAAAAGAACTAGACGGAGACTTTAGTCCCGGAAGAGCTGGCCTTCCTAAGATACTGTCTATTTTTACAAAGAAGATAGGACAGCTACTACCTCGCCAACACGGATTAATTATTGCCATAACGCACTACATTGCAAACACAGGAGGGTTTGGTAAAGCGAAGCTGGCAGACGGCGGTAATAAGATCCAGTATCAAGCGGATACAAGAATGGAGATAGCCGGAGGAGGAGAGAAGGTCTCTGCTGTATCGCCTTGGACTAGCACTGGAGGCGACAGAATTGGTCAGGTTGTTAATTGGAAAATTATTTGCTCTTCTATGGGAGCACCGGGAGGACAGGTTCAAAGTTACATTAGGTATGGACACGGGATAGACAAGACCCAAGAGGTGCTAATGTTGTCGTGCGATCTTGGTCTTATAGACAAGTCGGGTGCTTGGTTCAGTTGCTCGTTTATGAGCCTGTGCAAAGAAGAGGCGAAAAAAATAAAGCCTGAACTAAATGTAGAGGATGAAGAGGCTCTAAATAAAGCATTTAAATTTCAGGGCCAAGATAATCTTTATGCGTTTTTATCCGAGAACCCAAATCTAGTAGAGTTTTTAGAATTATCAATAAAGGAAATGCTTTAACTTGAAGTATTTAATAAAGTGCTGTAATAGGGTTGTCGATGTAGATAACAAGCCTATATGGTGCATAAAGTGTGGAGAACACGACATACAGGTCGTGGAGTACACAGAAGACACGATGCTCCCCTGTCCGTTCTGCGGAGGAGAGGCGATGCAGGAAGAGCTAAAAACCGTAAGTATGTGCTGGTACGAATGTGAAGATTGTGGTGCGTCTTCTGGTCACGCTGAAGACTGGACACAGGCTAAGAAAAAGTGGAACATTAGAAAATGAAAATAACAGGCCTTGATGGAAAAGAATACAAATGGAACCCCTCTAGCAAAGAGTCTTCATCTTCTAAAAGATCAAATTTACATAAAAATGCGAAGGAGCTACTTGACATTCTCTTTCCGTATGATAGAATACTAGAAGAAGTTTCGCTAGTAGGAACTAACAACGGTATCAGAAAAGGCACTCTTCGTGCTGATTTTTTTATACCGAATAGAAACCTAATGGTTGAAGTTCATGGCGAGCAGCACTTTAAATTTAATAAGTTTTTCTTCAAAGACAAGTTGTCATTTTTTAAGGCTCAAGCTAGAGATCGAGATAAAAAAGAATGGTGCGAGTTAAACGATATAAAATTAGTAGAATTCAATTACGATGAGGACTGGGATGACTGGAGAAGAAAAGTTAGTTGAGTTTGTAGAGGCTATAGACTCTTGGGTTAACTCTAAATATGTACATAGCAGTGAGCCTAGAAAAGAGGTTCCAGAAGCGTTAAATTTCAGAAGACAAGACCTTAGCTCCTTATCAAACAGTGACTGTGCGTTTTATGCTTATGAGCTATACGCTTACGCTGAGTATATAGAGACGCTAAGAACAAAAGAAAATGCAATTTTAGAATGGGCAGATTCCAGTATTTGGTATATAATATCTACAGTGATGCAGAACTATGGGACACAATATACTAAGTGGCAAGAAAAATACTATTCGGCAATTAAAGAAAACCCGCTAGCATCGCAAATACTAAAAGTAAAAAACCACGCCGACGCAAGGGTAAAGATGCTAAGTGGCAAGGCAGATAGAATACAGAGTATGGCCCAAATATTAAACAATTTATCAAAAAGGAGATAGCATGAGTGACGAAGTTGTGAAAAAACTTCTTGATTCTCTTTCGCAAGAACAGAAGCAAGAGCTTATTCAACAAATACTGAACTCCAACGTCAAGTCTGATCCTCCGTCGCCAGAAGAAAAGCCAGCGACTAGGGCGTCTAGCCTACCCGAAGGCATGACAGAGATCAAGAAAAGAAAGACACAAGGACAGATTACAGGCGTGCCGGTAACGGACATGCCTAGATTTAACAAGTTTAAGGATGACGGTTCTGAACACACTGACGATGTTACACCAGAGGTTCAGCTAACCGAAAGAAAAAGAAGACCGTTTCAAAAGATTGAACAGCTTTGCACTAGATGCAATAAGACTTTTTCAACACATCCTCAGCATCAAAGAGAATTTTACGTTTGCGACAAATGCCTAAGAAGATAACCAGAAAACTAGAAGATCTAGCCGCAGAAAGAGCCGTTTTGGCAGCACTATGTCAATATGGACTAGATGCGTATCTAGAAGTTGATTTTATAAGCTCGCAGTCTTTTACTGATCCAATGAATCAGTTGATATTTGACTGTATATATAGATCTATATCGGAGAACACGCAAGTAGAGCTTTCCTCTATATTGTCTTCTGCGAATGATCTTGGTGTGCATGATCAAATAAACAACAAAGACGAGATTGGTTTTATACGATCTCTTTTTAACTTTCCAATACATAAAGAGAATGTTGCTAGTCATGCCGCCAAAATAGCAAAGCTTAAACTAGCCAGAGATCTTAAGAAGACACTAAAGGCGTGTGAAAGCGACCTAGATTCAATTACGGGCGATGAAGACGTAATGGATCTCGTGGCTAAAATAGAAGAGCCGCTACTAGAAGCGACGGGCGACATATACCAATCATCTAGAAAAAAGACAGAGATACTAGGAGAGGGCGTAGAAGACTACGTAGAATATCTTAGCGAAAACGTGTCTGATTTTGTGGGTATACCAAGTGGGTTCTCAAGGTTTGACGTGGCCATTGGTGGTGGACTACGGAGAAAGTGTGTTGACCTAGTGGCCGCTAGACCAAAGGTTGGTAAGTCTATGTTTGGCGATGCCGTAGCAATGCATGTGGCGGGCGAACTAGATATTCCCGTATTGATGCTAGATACAGAAATGTCTAAAGAAGATCACTACAATCGAATCTTGGCAAATATGTCAGGAGTAGAAATTAATAAGATATCTACAGGTAGGTTTTCTGAAAACGAAATAGAAAAAGAAAAGGTATTCGCCGCTGCCGAAAAGTTAAAAGATATTCCATATCACTATATCAGCATTGCTGGCGAGTCTTTTGAGAACATACTCAGCCAGATGAGAAAGTGGATCTATCAGCATGTTGGATTTGATGAAAACGGACAAACAAAGGACTGCCTAGTGGTCTATGACTATCTTAAGCTGATGGGCTCAGAGGGAATTAGTGCCTCGATGCAGGAGTATCAGGTTTTAGGTTTTCAGATCACGAAGCTACACAACTTTGTGGTGAAGTATGATGTGCCATGCTTAGCCTTTGTGCAGTTAAATAGGGACGGTATAACAAAAGAATCTACAGATGTTGTTTCTGGTTCTGACAGGCTAATCTGGTTATGTACTAGCTTCTCTATATTTAAGCTGAAATCTGACGAGGAGGTGGCCACAGACGGAATAGACAATGGCAACAGAAAACTTGTTCCAGTCGTTGCTAGACATGGAGAAGGTCTAGACGACGGAGACTATGTGTCTATGAAGATGCATGGGAGATTTGGTAGAATTGAAGAGGGTGATACTAGAAACGAGATACATGAGAACTCAAGAACCAGAGAAGAGGGATTCGAGACGGATGAGGACATTAACGAACAATCAGATATCAGCACTTTCTAACGAAATGTTTCTGAGGCTTGATGCTTTATTGACCTATTTCGACATAGAATATGTAGAGTATCCCAACAGAGTAGCGTTTGCTTGTCCTGTTCATGGCGGTGACAACCCAGAAGGGTGCTGTATCTTCACAGACGGCATGACGCAAAAGGGAAACTGGGCATGTTGGACACAGCACTGCGAAGAAGAGTATGCAAATAATCTTTTTGGGTTTGTTAGGGGGTGTCTTTCTCAGAAAAGAAACAAGTCTGTCTCCATGAATGAAACAGCATCTTTCTGTGCTAATTTCTTAAAGAAAGATATAGACGATCTAGATTTAGAAAGCACTCAAAAAAATACATTCAAGGTTATTGATGTATTCAATAGAAAGATACAGAGAAACGATCCCGTAATAAGTAGAGAAGAAATAAGATCGAAAATTCAAATACCAGCACAATACTATATAGGTAGAGGCTACAGCCCAGAAACCCTAGATTCCTTCGATGTTGGATTATGCTCGGCAAAAAATCAGCCAATGTCGGGAAGAGTTGTTGTCCCAATCTACGATGAGGGCTATAATTATATAGGATGCGTGGGTAGATCCACCAATGACGACATGAAGCCAAAGTGGCTGCACAGCAAGGGCTTTAGAAAGTCAGTCCTATATGGTTTAAACATAGCAAAAGAAGAAATATTGAAAACACGCACTGCCATTCTTGTTGAGGGGCAGGGAGATGTTTGGAGGCTACATGAGGCCGGTCTTAAAAATGCAGTTGGAATTTTTGGATCTAGTATAAATGAAGACCAACTGATATTGCTTGAATCTAGTGGTGCATTAAATTTAGTGATACTCACGGATTCAGATGAGGCCGGAGACAAGGCCTATTCGCAGATACTTAAAAAGTGCGGAAGAAGATTTAATTATTACCGTCCCAGCATATCCGAAAAGGATGTTGGCGACATGACAATCGAACAAATAAAAGAACAATTATATCCCCAGTTGAAAGGAACAAATAATGCAAGGTAGAATTCTGGCTTTTTCTGGAACTAAGCAGTCTGGAAAAACAACCTGTTCTAATTTTCTTCATGGTTATCAAATGGCTTGCCACGGAATCGTGGAAGATTTCCAGATTGCTGACGGCGACTTGGTTGTAACAACAAACATAATCGACGAACAAGGAAGAGAAGAAAAGGGCAACGCTGTACTAGACGTATCTAGAACTGATCTGCAATTTTCAGAGTGGGCAATATATAGTATGTGGCCATATGTCAAAAAGTACTCCTTTGCTGCACCACTAAAGGAGATAGCCACCGGTCTATTTGGTCTTTCTCATGAGCAGTGCTATGGAACAGACAGCCAAAAGAACACTCTTACCAACATTAAATGGGGAGACTTGCCTCTAAAGATCAATAATAAAAAGAAAAGAAACAAGAAAATGACAGCAAGGGAGTTTCTTCAGTACTTTGGCACAGATGTTTGTAGAAAGATATATGACAACATCTGGGTTGATAGATGTATAGCAGATATAAAATTTGAAAATCCTCTATTATCTATTGTGGATGACTGCCGATTCCCGAACGAGGCCGACGCTATACAAAGAGCAGGCGGAAAAGTCATCAGACTTACTAGGTCTCCACACCAAGACAGCCACGCAAGCGAGTCGGCATTGTCCGAGTGGGATAATTTTGATGCCGTAATAGACAACGAAGGCATGACAATACATGAGTCGTGCAAAGAGTTAATACGAGTTCTAGGCGACTGGGGATGGCTAGGCAAAGAAACAACACTGCAACAGCCAAATGAGAAACTTGCTAAACACGTTCAAAGCGGAGAACCTGTTTCTGAACCAGAGCCACAGCTTGTTGGGGGTATTCATACCATCAAAGAGGTTACTGGAGAATGATTGTAACCTACATAAGAAGCTCATCATATAATAACTATGACTATTGTCAAATGCAATATTTCATAACTTATGTTTTAGGGCACAGATCGACATCTGGCAAGAAGGCACAGCTTGGTACTATAGTACATAAAGTTATGGAAGTTCTGTCTTCATGTAAAAAGAAACTACAAGAAAGCCCAGACAAAAAAAGTCTATATATAAAAGACGATGCGATTGGCAAAGTCAACTTTACTCCTAGAAGCCTGTTCACAAAAACGTTTGTCTCTAGGATACTAGACAAAAGCTATGAGCACTATACATCTACGTGTGTTCATAAATATACTGGTGCGGATGTAAAGTTTTGTAGAACACAGGTTGAAACAGCCTTAACTTACAATGATGGCCAGTTTGATCCAAGAAAAAGGGACATCGTAGACGCTGAGCCACAGTTCGACATAGCTATCGACGAGCCTTGGGCAAAGTTTAAGTACAAGATGCCTAACGGTGAAGAGGTAGAAGGGCAACTTGCGATCAAGGGAACTATTGACCTTGTTACTAAGGTTGCGGATGATACGATTGAGGTTGTTGACTGGAAAACCGGAAGAAGACTGAACTGGGCCACTGGGGAAGAAAAAACTTACGAGAAACTACTTGACGATCCGCAATTGTTACTGTATAATTATGCTATATCGCAACTTTACCCTGAATATACTCAGGCGATAATGACGATATTTTATATAAGAGACGGTGGACCTTTTAGCATGTGTTTTGACAAGTCTGATCAGGAGAAGTTTCTGGGTATGCTTGAAAAAAGATTTAAGCAGATACAGAGAAACGATTTTCCACAACCCTGTTCTAGAAACAGAACCAGCTTCAAATGCACTAAGCTCTGCCATTTCTACAAGAACAACTGGCCGGGAACTAATATTTCTATGTGTGAGCACGTAGAGGAACATCTTAAGGCATTTGGAGAGCAGGAAACTATAGATAACTGTACAAGAGAAGGACATAACATTGGATACTACGAAGCTCCGGGATAATTTTAATATGGGTTACATTATATGTTCACTATGTATAGCGTCTTCTACATGGTTAGCTTTAGAAGATAAAGACGCTTGGACTTGGTTCTTAGTGGCTGGATTGTTTTTAGGTCTTAGTGCCATAGGCAGCGACATAAAGCGAGCGGCAGGAACGCAGCAATGAAGATTTTTCAAATAGGATTCAACAAGTGTGGTACATCAAGCTTATACCATTTCTTCAAAGGTAATGGCATTGCATCTGTTCATTGGAGATGGTGGCATGAAAGTGCCCACAAGTATGTCGCACTTGAAATGAAAAGAAACTATGAAAATGACCGCCCTCTTCTTGAGGGTATGGAAAACTTTGATTTCTATTCAGATATGGAGTCTCATTTAGACGGATTTGATGACGACTCGGACGATTACTTTCCCTGTGTTCATGCGTATATAAATTACTTCACAGAACTTGACAAACAATATCCAAATTCCAAGTTCATATTAAATCGTAGAAATCTAATTAAATGGATTAAAAGTAGGCAAAGCCATGTGTTTGGTAGTGGAAGAACCTATCTCGGTTCATACATGCATCATATGAAAATGACCGAAGAAGAAGTATTGACTTTATGGGAAAATCAGTGGAATGCTCATATCAGTAATGTGCTAGAATACTTTAAGGACAGGCCGAATGATTTACTTGTCTTCAACATAGAAGAAGATGATGCTACTAAAATTAAAGACTTTTTCTCAGAAGATTTAGATTTAGATGTGTCACATTGGAAACAGCATAATCAAACAGGATCATTGATACCTATTACTATTACTGAGAAGGCAAAGAAGGATAAAAAAGGAAGAATTATACTGTGGAGCAGAGATGATTGAAGTAGAAATAACACAAGACATGAAACAGCGAGCTTGGAGAAAGGCTCGTGAAATGGGAGAGATAAACAACTCAATAACAAAGGGCGAGGGGAACATTGCGGGTTTTTTGGGTGAACAAGTTGCTAATGAAATAATAAAAGGTGACATAACCAACACTTACAGCTATGATATAGTAAAAGATGGAATTAGGTACGATGTCAAAACCAAGAGATGCACTAGCAAACCAAAAGATTATTACGAGTGTTCCATCGCCTCTTTACAAAAAAAGCAGGACTGTGATATATATGTATTTGTCAGACTAGAAAATATCAACGGTCGCTGGAAAAGGGCTTGGGTGCTTGGACAATACTATAAGCACAAATATTTTGAAGATGCTAAGTTTCTGAAGAAGGGGCAGATTGACGGCGATAATAACTTTAGAGTTAAAGCGGACTGTTACAATATCGCTATCAGTGACTTAAAGAAGATATGATTAAAAGAACTCACAAGAGCCATATACTTCAAGTGCTGAGAGACAACAGCACATGGCAAATATTAGATTTGGGATGTGGTCGGTTTGCTTGGGAAGAGGCACAAACTCTTTCTGATATAGTCGATCACACGGATCTATATCCAGAAAAACGTTTTGTTCAGTCGGACGCGGCTAATACCCCTTTTGATGATAAGCAGTTCGATTTTGTCATAGCTAGTCATATAGCCGAACACATGCATGATCTAGATAAATTTTTAACAGAGCTGTCTAGGATTGCAAAGCGTGGCTACATAGAGGTTCCTCTTCCCTTGTTCGATAACCTTACATATGGGAACAGAGAGGAGCACGTTTGGTGGATGAATTTTGATGACGTAAATATGAAACTAACAGCCGAACCCAAGGGGGTAGCAATACAGGCTAGAATTACGCCTGTCGAGCTAACAGTGCTTGAAGAATTTTTTAGACCCAGTATGGCATTAGAGCTATATTGGGAAGATAATATTGAGTGGAGTATTCGAGAAAGAAGTTTTCATCACATGATGGATTTATGGCCAGAGCCGCACTCGAATTACCACAGACCAGAAGGATAGGACCGCACAGCAAATGAATTCAAATTGGATACCACTAAATTGTAAAACACACTACAGTCTGCAAAAGGGTTTTTGCAAAAACAGCCTGCTTTCGGAAAGATGTAAAGAGTATGAGTATAGTGCTTGCGGCATAGCAGATCTTGGAACGCTAGCTGGAGCTGTAGACTTCCATCAGCAGTGTAGAAAAAATGATGTCAAACCAATCATTGGTTGTGATTTTGACGGATACATTTTATATGCAAAGAATAAAGATGGCTGGTTTGACCTTATTAAGTATGTTTCAAATCAGAACTTGGATGTCTTAAAGGAAGTTTCCAAAAGGGGTAATCTGATTTGTGTGTCGCCTGACTCAAACGGTCTAAGAAAATTGTTTAAAAGCAATCACTTTGAATATGGGGCTATGAATGATGATGCTGTTTACTATGTAGACAAAAGCGATGCGGATTGTCATAGGATCATGCTGTGCTCAGGTATGAAGACAACAATGAAGAAGGTAAACTCATTACTAAAAAACAATCAAGAGGTTGCTAATCAGCACTTTTTTGAGAATGACAGCTTCTATCTACATGAGCCAAACAACAAAACGAACGACATAGATATGCTTAACAAAATAGCGAGCATGTGCGAAGACTACGAGGTTGCTGGAAAGCCGATGCTTCCAGCGTTTGACTGTCCAGAAGGAGTAGACGAAGATCAATATCTCACACAACTTTGTAGAGACGGATGGAGAGACAGGCTACAGGCTCAAAATAAAGTTTCTAGCGAGCAGGATAAAGACATTTACGCCGAGAGAATCAAGCAGGAGCTAAAGGTTATTATCAAGGCTGAACTATCTGGTTATTTTTTGATAGTTCAGGATATAGTTAACTTTGTCAAGAAGCAGGGTTGGTTAGCTGGTCCGGGACGAGGCTCTGCTGCTGGATGCTTGGTGTCATACCTGCTTAGTATAACAGACGTTGACCCTATTGAGTATGATTTGATTTTTGAGAGGTTCTACAATGAGGGAAGAAACACAGAAAACTACGTTTCCCTACCAGATATTGATATGGATGTTCCTGCCGAACACAGGGACGAAGTTATTGACTATATAAAATATAAATACGGAGAAGAGAATGTAGCTCAGATGATCACATTTGGTCGCCTTCAGGGAAGAGCAGCCGTAAAAGAGGTACTAAGAATCAATGATGCTGTGTCATTTGCAGAAATGAATGCTATAACAGATAGTATCCCAGACGAAGCAAAGATATCTGACCAACTAGAATTAATGGAAGACAAGTCTATTATAAAATGGACACTAGAAAACGAGCCAGAGAATCTCAAAAACTGGTGCATGATGAATGAGGACGGCGAACTAGAAGGCCCGCTGTCGCACCTGTTTGAGCAGGCTATAAAAATAGAAGGAACCAATAAGTCGCAAGGCAAACACCCAGCGGGCGTGATTATATCGGAACATAAACTCGCTCACGTATGTCCAATGACTGAAGATAAGTCAGGAGATACTGTTGCCGCCTTTGATATGGGCGACCTAGAGGTTCAGGGACATGTCAAGTTTGACGTGTTGGGAATTGATTTACTATCTAAGATAATGGAGATTTCAAATGCTGATTAAGGCCACTAAACAAGAATACAGGTCAGTGGTTTATTCTGGCTGCTATATAGAGTCTAAAGGTGTTTCATTGTGTAACCTAGAAGATTTCTTAAAAAACAGAATAGGAGTACCTAGAGCTAAATACCAAGTAGTCTCGGACAGAGACAGATTTCATGGACTTTTTCACACTCTAGACGAGGCCATTGACAAATTCATTGAACTAAAAACAAAAAGATAATTTTGAAGATTTCGCTTTGTATAACGTGCTATGATGAGGACGTGCATCTTTTGGATGCGTGTTTAGACTCCATGTCTCAACAAACCGTCAAGCCAGATGAAGTCATAGTCGTCTCTAGCGGGTTCGATTGGAATAAGAAAATAGGAAGCTCTAAAAGGCTAGACTATGTTGTTCACAATTCACCATCTAGAAAGTTTGCGGGATGGGCAAGAAACAGCGGAGCAGACATAAGTACCGGAGACATCATAACGTTTTGTGATGTTGATGACAAGATGCATCCCCAAAGATGCGAATACATAAAAAATGTTTTCCGGAACCCACAGATATCAGCGTTGGTTGGCAGATATTATTTTGCCGAAGAGTTTAAAAGCTGGAAAGATCTTAACCTTGAGTTTGAAAATCTTCCAGTGGAAGTTAAAGAACATGATAAATGCCTCAAACCCCCGAATGGAGAGCGTGTTCATCATGGACATCTCACATGCAGGACAGATATGTTTTCCATTGGTAAAATGCGATACAAAGAGCACCAGAGAACAGGGCAGGATTCAGAATTTTGCGGAAGAATTTGCGACCATCCAGACTATAAAATATTTCACACTCCGCAAGAGCTAACACTCTACTATCCGTCTGCGGAACGACATATCTAAAAATACTACAAACAACAAAACCTTTAGGAGACACCCATGAACTATAGAGACATTATTGTATTTGACTTTGAGACCGGAGGCAGAAATCCTCACAAGTGTCAACCAACACAAATTGCTGCGGTGGCGATTCATGCTCGGAAGCTTACCTTACAACCGGGAGGAACTTTCAATAGTGAGATCAGGCCGATCATTGACGACGAAAAGGCTGTCGCTGCTGGATTCGACCCGCTTGAAGACGAGGCACTAGAAATTACTAGGAAAACCAGAGGGGCTTTAGCCAAAGCACCCCTACCAAAAACAGTATGGAAGAAGTTTGCCCAGTTCTGTGACAAGTACAACTTTAAGAAGACAAGCTTCTCCGCACCTATTGCTGCTGGATACAACATCAACGGTTATGACATGCCCATTGTTGAGCGTATGTGTCAAATGTATGGCCCAGTCGATGAGAAAAAAGGACGCCAGAAAATTTTCAATCCGATCTTCACTATGGATCTAATGCAGCATATCTACTGCTGGTTTGAAAACAACTCAGATGTTAAGGGGTATAGCATGGACTATATGAGAGACTATTTTGGTATGCCTAAAGACAATGCTCACGATGCACTACAGGACGTAAAAGATACGGCGAACATCTTAATCAAGTTCCTAAAGATGCAGAGAAACCTATCTAAAAAAATTAAGTTTGAAAAAACGTTCGCTAATGGTGATATGTATGTCGTTTAATATTAACAACTTTGAAGACGAGAAAGTTTGGGACTTAATCTGTGACGGAAACACAAAGGGTGTTTTTCAGTTAGAGTCTAGTCTAGGTAAACATTGGGCTAAAGAAGTCAGGCCTAGAAACGTAAAGGAGCTAGCGGCTTTAATTAGCCTAATTCGCCCCGGTTGTCTAAAGGCAAAAGACGCTGACGGAAAGAGTATGACGCAGGTATACGCTGATAGAAAGGCTGGTAAGCCTAATAGTCCTGTGGAGTATCTACATGAGTCTTTGGAACCTATTTTGAAAGAGACATATGGCGTTCTTGTTTATCAGGAACAATCTATGAAGATAGCTCAGGTTCTGGCTGGATTCGATCTTAAAGAGGCGGACGCCTTGCGTAAAGCCATTGGTAAAAAGAAAGCGGATCTCATGGAGGCGGTTAAGGAGACCTTTCTAAAGGGAACGGAAAAGATGGGTATTGTAACACAAGAGGTGGCCGAGGAGCTTTTCTCTTGGATTGAAAAGTCCAATAGATATGCGTTCAATAAATCTCATGCTGTTTCATATGCCATCAACGCCTACTGGTCCGCCTATTGTAAAACCTATAGACTCAAAAAGTTTTATGAGAAATACCTAAATCGTGCAGATAGAAAGCCAAAGCCAGACATCGAGAAGAAGCAACTTATAATGGATGCCAGAAGATCGGATATAGATATTCTTCCTCCAAGGTTACAGCATCTACACACCAACTTTACAAGAAGCAACGATAAGGATGTTATCTACTTTGGTATGAGACACATCAAGAACGTTGGCATTAAAGAGTGTGAAAAAATCGAGAACATGCTGTCTGAGACAGACGTGTCAAATTATAGCTGGATGGATTCGCTGGTAAATATAATTTACAAATTAAATCTTAATAAGCGTTCTGTCATATCTCTCATATCTGTTGGGGCATTTAATGGGAAGTCCAACACCGAGAGCAGACAGAAGATGCTGTATGAGTTCGATAGTTGGAAGCAGCTTTCAGCTAGAGAGCAACAGGCGATAGCGGATAATCATAACAGTCAAGATCCCGCACTGTACGCAGAAGGACTTGCGGATGCAATATCACATATGTTAAAAACAATAAAGGTGAACTCCAGAAGAACCCCGACCGTGCTAGATATCAAAAACTCTTTGGAAAATCCGTTTTACGATTTAAACGATACAGCCGCTACAATAGCCACCGACGAAGAAAAATATATGAGTTGTTCATTAACTTGCGATAAAATTGATGGAATACAACTAAATGTTGCTACTAATATGTGCAAAGACATAGCAAATGGCACGATAACAGGTAAAGCGAATCTCGCTGCACAGATTGTATCTGTTAGAACTTATAAAACTAAACGTGGTAAAAACCCCGGCCAATTGATGGCCTTTTTGTGTGCTGAGGATGGAAGCGGCTCAGTTGATTCGATTACTGTTTTCCCAGAGTGTTATGAAAAACACAGGGATTTATTGATAGAAGGCAATACGGTACTAATGATTGGCGAAACATCTAAGAAAGATAAAACATCGTTAATAGTCAATCAGGTATCACAAATTTGAAAGGAATAAAGTGAATAAATGTCATTTTTTAGGGAAGCTTGATGGAGAACCGGATGTATACATCGAAAAGGGCGTGTCAGTAATAAGATTTACATTGGAAGTAGAAGAGTATAGGAAGGGGCGAGACGGAGAAAAAATAAGATCCTTCACCTATTTAGAGTTTGAAGCTTGGGATACCGCAGCTAAAGCTATAAAAAAATACGCATATCCCGACTGTATGATTGCTGTAGAGGCAATTGCAAGAAATGACGACTCGTCAGAAAACGATATGGACATAGTTTTTAGAGTAACAAGTTTTAAAATTTTGCACGGTTGATTGGTAATTAAATGAGAAAGAAGAAAGTTCTTTTTGTTTCCGAGGCATCTTGGAAAAAAACGGGATACTCTACGTACACAAGAGAAATTCTTACTAGACTAAGCCAAGTAGATTCTCTTGAGGTGGCAGAACTGGCCTGCTATGCTTCTTCTGCTGACCCAGAAGTTTACAATAGGCCTTGGAAAGTTTATCCCAACAAGCCGCTAAAAGACTCTCCAGAGTTTGCTTCGTATTACGGAAGACCTACGGCTGTATTTGGTGAACAGACGTTTAACTCTGTGGTGCTAGACTTTATGCCGGATGTCGTGATGGATATCCGTGACTGGTGGATGTTTGAATATCAGCAGAGGTCGCCATTTAGAGATATGTTTCACTGGGCGATCATGCCTACCGTAGATGCTGCACCCCAGAATCCACAATGGATAAACACCTTCCGGTCGGCGGATTCGGTTTTTGCATACTCGGAGTTTGGTAGAGATACAATGCTTGAGCAATGTAATGATATCAACTTCATCAACATTGCGTCTCCGGCGGCTAGTCAGGACTTTTTTCCAGCAGAAGACAAGGCTGCACACAAAGACAAAATGGGAATCGACCCTACCTGCAATATCGTGGGTACGGTAATGAGAAACCAAAGAAGAAAACTCTATCCCGATTTATTCAAGGCCTTTAGAAAATATCTCGATCAGACCAAAGATCCAGACACATTCCTATACTGCCATAAATACTATCCAGATATCGGATGGGAAACCCCCAAGCTTCTTGATGAATTTGGATTAAACAACAGAGTATTGTTTACTTACAAATGTACCAAATGCGGACACTTGCATATGGACTTTTTTCAAGACTGTGTTGGCTACTGTAGTAATTGTGGGACACTTAATCGGACTCTGGCTGGACTAGAAAATCCAGTAAACGATCAAGAGCTTAATAGTATATACAACGTATTTGACTTGTATGTTCAGTATGCAAACAGCGAGGGATTTGGGATGCCTCAGCTTGAAGCGGCTTATGCTGGAGTTCCTGTGGTGTCTACATACTACTCCGCTATGGAATCCGTAGTGGACAATATAGATGGATATAAAGTTCCACCCCTTTCTTATTCTATGGAATGTGAAACAGGGTGCTACAGAGCAATCCCAGATAATGATCACTTCGTGGAACTACTGAAAACATTGATAAAAAACAAAGACGCCTTAAGGCCGAAAGGTCTACAGATAGCAAAAACAGCAAGGCAGAAGTATAGCTGGGATAAGACGGCAGATGTTTGGCTGAAGCATATAGAGTCGATTGAGCTTAGAGACCCAAAAGACACTTGGCTGTCTGCTCCAGATATTCGTACACCAGCAACTGGTATACCTTCTGACATTATAGACATGACAGACAAGGTGAACTTTATATTCAACAACATACTATATAAACCGGAATGGATAGGTGGATATCTGTGGTCTAAAATACTTAGAGACTGTACCTACAAATATAGAGTTCGTAATCTAGATGACAACTTTTACTTCAACGAGTCACATCTAGGCTCGATGGATAAGTATGAAAGTTTCTCTTTTGAGGCAGCGTGTAATGAGATGATAAACTTCAGGAATCAGATCAATGAATGGGAGCAGCTAAGGGGACAAATGATTGGAGCAATGGTATGAGTGAACTTGATTTTAGTTACGCTGAAGCATTGTTGCAGCATAAGGAAGGCGAGTTTGAATTTGTGGGGGATGTCAAGGTAAGGGACTCATTATTTCAGGATCTATTATCCACCTTTAGTGGCCCTATAAAAGTATTTCAAGTGGGTGCTATAGAGTCTCTCGACGGAAGGTTTAGAGTGGGCTCTGGTTGGAGTGACACCTTTTTTGGTGATTATATACTGAAGAATGGAGGCTCCCTAACGATTGCCGACATAAATCTAGATCATTTAGCACACTCATTTTTAGTTGCAAGGAGCAGAGGATATGACCTGCAATTAAAGCTTGGGGACGCTATCAACCATATAAAATCGGGGTACGATATCTATTATCTAGACGGAGCGGATGAGCCACTAGGACACCAACAAACCCTAGAACAGTTTCAAAGAATAGAAACAACCAAATCGCTGGTGATCGTTGATGATGTTGAAACCAAGGCACGACTTTTACAGCAGTATCTCAAGGCAAACGAAATAAACTTTACTTTCCATGATATCGGAAACGGCGGAATGATTACAGTAGATATGAGGGAACATTAATGCAAAAAGAAAAGAGGGTCATTTGGGCCGACACCTACGACAAAGATGACATAAAATATAGCTTTGATTTTTCTCAGTTTAGTCAGGACTGGGTTATAAATAGAATACTTGATATTGATGAAGGATTCTTTTTGGACATAGGTGCTGGTGTCAGCGACTTAAATGCCGAAGAAGTTATCATTAGCTGCATGAGCAACACCTATGGTCTAGAAAGGTTTAGAGACTGGAACGGAATAGCAATAGATTATGACGATGTATACATAAGGGAAGCAAACAAATTTCGTTCATGTACGCTCGTCTGCGAGGATCTCATGAAAACAAATATAAACGAGATACTAAAACAGCACGACGCCCCACAAAAAATGGACTATCTTTCTTTTGACGTTGACGCAGCACAAGAGAAGGTATTGGAAGACTTGGATTTATCTACATATAGCTTTCGAGCAATAACTTTTGAGCACAACCTGCACCTAAGTTTTCAGGATGACAACTGGAAGAAAGTGCACAGAGACTCTAGAGACAAATTTATTTCTTCAGGGTATAAAATACTTTTTGGCAACGTTGGTCTTCATCCGAATCAGCCAGTAGAAGACTGGTATGTTGATCAAGAAACATTTGACAAATATGAGAAGATTTCTTCTGAAAACCTAACCAGAGACCAGATTATAGGGAAAATACTTAGGGCATGAAAGTACTATATATAGGAAACTACCGAGACGGTACGGGATGGGCGAACGCCTGTGCCGGTAACATATTAGCACTAGATGCTGCGGGAGTAGAGGTTGTTCCGAGGGCTATAAGCTTTAATTCTCAGGACACAGAGTATCCACAAAGAATCAAAGAGCTGGAGGCAAAATATAGCTCTAGAAGCAGTAACAATGACTGCGATACTGTTATACAGCACACCTTGCCGCATTTGTACTGCTACAATTCAGCGTACAAGAACATAGGATTTTTTGATAGCGAGTCTCACGACTTTTCTATGACTGCATGGCACTATTATGCTAACATGATGGATGAGATATGGGTTCCTAGTCAACAGAATCTAGAAGCCGCACGAAGAAGCGGTGTCAAGGTTCCTATAAAGATCGTGCCGCACTCTATAGACATCGACAGTTATTCAAATGGATTCTTCACTAAAAGCAGAGGAAGAAAAATTCAACAGATGGAGGACTCGTTTACTTTTGGGTTTGTTGGCGAGTTTATAGAAAGAAAGAATCTAAAAGCTTTAGTTCAGGCTTTTCACATAGAGTTTGACCCAAGAGAGCCTGTTAATCTTTTTATAAAAACATCTAGGGCAGACTTGGATACAGTACAGGGATATTGCACAGCCGTAAAGGACGGCCTTAAGATAAGAAGTAAATACAAGGAAGAAATTGTACTAGCTGGAATCCTGCCAAAAGATGATTACATCTCAGTCATGGGTCAGATAAACTCTTTTGTTATGCCTAGCAGGGGAGAGGCGTTCTGCATTCCAGCGTTAGAGGCTATGGCACTAGGTATTCCGGCCATATATACAGATGGTATCGGAATGGACTTCTGTGTTGGAACGCCTGTAAAGTCTAGACTTACGCCATGTTTTGGTGCCGTTGATACGCTTCCAGACATAGATACTGCCGAGACATTATGGTCAGAAATAGATATTTTAGAGTTGTCAAAAGCTATGCGTGATGCATATAATAAGTATCATACTAATGACGAAAAAGAACGAAGGCAGGAGTGCCTGTCTACGGCCAAAAATTTTGATCACCAATCAGTGGGAAAAATAATGAAGGAGTTATTGAGTGACAGCTAATGCCAACAGAAGATCTATAAGGTCTTTAATGCGAAAAGTTCGGCGTGGAGACAAGCTGAACATTCTTACATTTGCGACCCACGAGAGATATGAAGAAAACCTATGCAAAACGGGTCATGAGTTTTATTCTCTCCGATACGGAAAAGAATGGGACACATCGTATGCTGAAGTTCCGCAGAACTATCACATCATTGACACGCTTCCTGATTATGTTGATTTTGATCTGGTCTTGAGTCATACAAGCTGCAATAGGATTGAGGTTGTACACGATCTACTCTCTGGAACATATGGATCTCAAACAAACAGAATTTCGATACCAATTCTTAGGCATTGCCATGTTTTACCCGATATCCGTTTTGACACAAAGCAAGAAATAAACGCTTTTCAATCTATACCGGTAGATCAAAACTCCTTCATATCAGACTTTAATAAGAAGGCGTGGGGATGCGATAAGGGGATCGTAATAGAGCACGGAATAGACACAGAATTTTGGAACTACGACAAGGAAGCTGAAAGAAAAAACACCTGTCTATCTGTAGTCAACGAATGGCCAAGCAGAGACTGGTGCTGCGGTTTTAATCTTTGGAGAGAGACCAGTGGGAGACTTCCTGTTACAGTCGTTGGGAAATGTACCGGCAGAAACGAGGGCTTCTCTGAGCCTGCCAGAGACGCAAGTCATCTTAGACAAATATATCAAAACTCAAGAATTTTTTATAACACATCAATACACTCGCCCGTTCCCACTGTGTTGCTGGAAGCTATGGCCTGTGGGTGTGCGGTTGTTTCCACAGAAACATGCATGATTCCAGAGATTATAGAGCACGGCAAAAATGGATTCATATCAAACAACAAGAACGAACTTAGATCGTTTCTAGAGCTATTACTAAAAGACGAGGATCTAGCCAAGAAACTAGGAGCCGAAGCAAGAAAAACTATATGCGAGAGATACGGTTTAGATCCGTTTATAGAGAAGTGGAACGATCTATTATACAATACAGTGGAAAATTATACAGACACAATGGAGGTCTCTAATGAAAGCCTATCTTAGTCAGAGCCAGACCGGAGATGATTCGTTTAAGCATTTTAGTAACATAGCATCATTCTCTAGAGGAGTCCTTGATAGTGAGGCACAGGAAATTGTATGCGATAGATTTTTGTCGTCGTTTTCATATTCTGAAACCGAGAAGCTTCTAGAGATTATATTTAAGAAGATGAGGACAGGCTGTCAGTTAACCATAATTGAGCCAGACTTCTATTTGATATCAAAACATCTTTTCAAAGACAGCGTGCATATAGATATTATTAACGGAATTGTTTTTAAGGACAATGTTATAAAATGTATGCTGACAATGGATAAAATAGCGGGAATGATAAACCCCGCTTTAGACGTGATCGAAAAACATTTTGACGAACAGTCATGTGTCTCCATAATAAAAATAAGGAGAAACAAATGAGTCAGACGCTGAAAACAAATTGCAAGGGCTGTGTTTTTGCTCAAACAAATAAAGAGAAAACCCAGATGGGATGCAGTCTCGGGAGGCACGAAAAGCTTGGTGTTGACAAGCTTGAAGAAAAAAACTTTATCACCAGTCGTTTCTGTAATACATATCGTCCTGAAGAGTGGTTTAACGATTTGGATTTAGAAGAATCCATGAATCCAGAATTGACGGTATTGGATGAGGTCTATCCCCGTCTCTGCCTATTTATAAGACTAAAAACAGAAATAGACAAGGGAAGAAACGAGTCGATACAGTCTTTAGAAGTGACCCTAGATAGTCTATTAGAGATTGACGATCCGAATATAGCCTCGGTAGCCGTGATCACAGACAAGGTAGAGTATAACGAACAAATATGGGACGCCCTACACAAAAGACTCGGAGAGTCAGATACAAAATATCACGTTGTACAGATGAGTTTTACTCCTGAAGATATGGAGCTATTGATGGACGCTTCATTCCAACATGCACAAAATGGCTGGATACGCTCAGTTGAAAGCGGCGACACTATTCCTAAAAATATACTTAGTGTGATTCATAAGGCCGTTAACGAAGATATGTTGCAACTGCTGATGATAGATGCAGATAACTTCTTTTCTGGTCTGACATTTCCTTCGTTTCTGTTTAAGTTTTTAAACGGCAATAAACCAAAAGTTTTTGAAGATACCAGCTCGATCACTGGCACGTTTGTAGACAAATTGAAATCAGCAGAGAAAAAATCGGGAACAAAAACAATATATAGCTGGGAGGAACTAAATGCTTCCTAAAGTAGCAATAATATGTGCGAACTACAACTATGGTGAATATGTTATAGATGCCGTGAAAAGCATTGACAACCAGACATACGCTGGGCCTATTAGAATATTTTTGGTCGATGACGGATCTTCTGATAACTCTTGGAAAAAGCTAAAGGAATACAAAGAGTCAAAAGAAGACAAAGATAAGTATTGCTTTATGAGAATCAAAAACTCCGGAGCATCGGTGGCCAGAAACGTGGCGATTAATGAGGCTTGGGAATGGGCAGACATATTTGGAGTACTGGACGCTGACGATGCCTATCTTCCCGAAAAAGTAGAAAAGCTTGTCGAAAAGCTTGTCGAATACGAAGAAGTAGGAGTGGCATACGCGGACTACAAAAATGTGTTTCCAGAATATTCAAAGACGGAATTCAAACCTTCTTACAATAAAGTGAAGCTACTTAATAAGTGCATTGTTCATAGCAACTCGTTAATTAAAAAGAAATATTTAGAAAAGATCCGGCTTCCTAACGGAGAGTTTTTTGACAGCAGGCTTCATGGCCCAGCCAGTCAGGGCTTTATAGGTTGTACGGAAGATTACGATCTCTGGATAAGACTTGCTAATCACTGCATTATGACACACGTACCAGAGTGTCTAGGTATTGCAAATCAACACGGAAACAACCAGTCAATGAAAATGACTCCAGAGATATTTAGAGAGCAGGCAAGGATTTTAGGTTCTAGATAATGACTAGATTTACAACAAAAATAACAAACGACCCAAAAAGAAAAACAAGAACTGATAGGAAGGTTTCTGTTGCTATTCTTTCTGCCGGAATAGGTAGTAGAATAAAGTCATACGAGCCACGTAGCTTATTGAAGATAGGAAGTAAATTACTAATAGAGCACCAGATAAATACTATCAACCAGTGTTTTGAGTCGCCAGAAATAATAAATGTCGTCGGTTGCCATGCAAATAAGATCGTAAAAAAGACAAGAGGAAAAACAAGAATAGTAGAAAACCAACTATATAAGGACAGTAATTCTTCTGAAAGTTTGAGGCTAGCGTTTAACAATACAATAAATGAAAACATCTTGTTTATGCATGGGGATCTTTATTTCAACGAATCGACATTAAAGGTTAACTATGATAAGTCTTTTGTTATCGTAGACAACAACGAACAAATAAAAGACACCGAGGTTGGGCTTACAACGTGTGACGGCAAACTTTCTATTATGTCTTATGGCCTACCTACAAAATGGGCACAAATAGCCTATGTTACCGGCAGAGAGTATAAAATACTAAAAGGGATCTTTCACAAGTATGAAAACCAAGATAAGAAAAAATTATCGTTTGAAATTATAAACATGATACTGGCTTCTGGTGGGAACTTCCAATGTTATGAGCCCGATAAAATGTCTATTGTGGAAATAGATAGAATAAAGGATATTAAATGAGAGTACTTATTTCTAATGATGGAACGCACGCACACTACTATCAGAGAATGGCGTGGGCTAACGCTTTTCATGCGTGTGGCATCCAGACTGCGTTTTGGGACTGCAAGAACGTTCCGGCCTTCGATGTGTTTGACAGCTTTGAGCCAGACATGTTCTTGGGGCAGTCTTATAACCTTACAGAAGATGTTATAAAGTGCATCTATGAAAGGCCACACTTAAAGGTTGGCCTACGTGCTGGTGACTGGGGCGATCACGAACTGTTTGTTGACAAGAATAGATTCAATATACTATACTGCTCACCAAAAGAAATCAAGGCACTAGAGAAGCTGAAGCAGGAGACGGGAAAGCCGGATTTTGTTCACATCCACTATAACGAAAACGCCATAAAAGAAACACACAACAAGTTTGAGGAAATTGGCATAAAGCCGGTATCTCTTATGATGTGTGCGGATATGATGACATACGAAGATTCAAAATATGATGAGGAGCTTTCCTGTGACATTGGTTTTGTAGGAGGTTTCTGGCCATACAAAGGTCAAATAATAAGTAGGTATCTATTCCCACTACTGGATCCGATTGGAAAATATAGAGTAAAGATATTTGGTAATCAGCCTTGGCAAGTAAATCAATACTGCGGGGTAATAGCTGACTCTAGAGTCAAGGATTTATTCGCCTCATCAAAAATATGTCCCAATCTAAGTGAGCCACACGCTCAAGAATTTGGATTCGATATAAATGAGAGGATTTTCAAAGTACTTTGTGCTGGAGGCTTTTGTATCAGCGACAATGTAGAAGGATATAAAATGTTTGGCGATGGAATTGTTATTGCCGACTCGCCTAAAGACTTTCAGGACAAGGTCGATTACTACCTTAAAAACGAGGACGAACGCATAGCCATCGCTAAGAAGGGGCAAGAGTTTGTCATAGAGAATCATACAGGCTTTCATAGGGTCGCACAAATACTAAACGAGTTTGGTCACAGCGAAACTTCTATGGATTTATTGAAACAATACAAGGAGGCTGTACATGCCTAAGACTAAAGTAATGGTAACTGGTGCCAACGGCTTCTTGGGCAGAGCCGTTTGTAGCTCTATAAAAAAGAATAATGAGTACACGCTAATACCACTAAGCGGAAGAGCACAATACGATCTTACTAATCAGAAGTATGTTGATTACGCACTGCAACAACACAAGCCCGATATGATTGTACACTTGGCTGCGGCCTGTGGTGGGATCGGTATAAATAGAGAAAAACCCGGTCAATTCATGTACGACAATCTTGCGATGGGAATGAACCTAATAGAGTCCTGTAGAAAATATGACAGGCTTAAGAAGTTCGTAATGGTAGGGACTGTTTGTGCCTATCCTAAATTTACCCCTGTTCCATTCAAAGAAGAGGATATATGGAATGGATATCCAGAGGAAACAAATGCACCATATGGAATAGCGAAGAAGACGCTTATGGAGCTTTTGATATCCTACAATAAACAATACGGATTTAATTCTACCAATCTTATTCCGGTTAACATGTATGGCCCTTATGACAACTTTGATCCCTCTAGTAGTCATGTGATTCCGGCATTAATACTCAAAATAGATAAAGCCATAAAGAATGGTCACGAGTCAGTAGAGCTGTGGGGAACAGGAAAAGCCAGTAGAGAGTTTTTGTACGTAGAAGATTGTGCTACTGCAATTACTAGATCCCTAGAAATACAAACTACACCACACCCCATAAACATTGGGACAGGGCAAGAAATAACAATTAAAGATCTGGCAATTACTCTCAAGGGCATTATGGGATACGAAGGCCAGATAATTTTTAACCCAGAGCATCCCGATGGACAACCAAGACGATGTTTAGATACAAGTGCGGCATATAGGGTAATGGGTTTTGAGTCACAGATAGATTTATATTCCGGATTAAAAGAGACTGTTAGCTGGTACTACAGACACAGAGAGGAGATGGGTTATTGTGATTACTTCGATCATATTCAGTAAAGATAGACCGCTACAGCTAGATCTTTGCCTTAGTAGCGTTCAGCAGAACTTCCCAGATTCTCGTAGGGTTATAGTTTTGTACCAAGCTTCACACAAGTTCCTTGGAGCCTATGAGAAGCTAAAAACCATGCACCCAAATGTCGAGTGGTGGCCAGAATCAGACTGTCTGTTCATTGATATATTAAATGCAATAGTGTCGTCAGAAGATGACTATATATGTTTTCTGACCGATGACGACGTTATATATGCACTCGCCCCAGTTATAGACGAAAATCTTTTTGGAAACCCTGAAGTATGCTGTGTGTCATTAAGGATGGGGCTAAACATTACACGAAGAAGACACAATGGGCAAGAAGGACCAGACGAGCCAAACGTTGTTTTAGAGGCTAGCAACGGCTGTATATGCTGGCCTAAAAGTTTTCATAACTATGGATCATATTGGTCTTATTCCCTATCTTTAGACGGACATGTCTTTCGTAAAGAAGATATTCTAAATATGGTGGACGAGCTATGTTTCTTAAATGACAAGTACAAATGGGAACAGAACCCAAATGCATTTGAACAGGCACTCCAGCGGTTTTGGGCAGTGACGCCAAACTACATGTGTGCTCCTCGTCAAAGCGTACTTTTTAATAGCCCCAACAACCGAGTAAGCAACGCAAAAGGTTATGAGATGAACATGGCCGCAGAAAGCTTCAGTTTTAATGAGGATGAGTTCTTGGATGATTTTATGAATGGCTCAAGAATCGAACTAGAAAAACTGAATATACGAGATATAAATTGTCCTCATACTGAAATAGATTTGATAAAAGGACTTCCATGATATTTGACCTAAACAAGATACACGAAACATTTCCTATCAAGGGCGTTATGCATATAGGTGCGTTTGCCGGAGAGGAGCTTAGGCAATATAGATCAATAGGCCTTTCTAATACTATTATGTTTGAGCCACAAGAACATCTATATAACGACATTAAAAGTAGATGTATTATTGATGAGCAGATACATAATGTGGCACTAGGTTCTGAAAGAGGATCGAAAGAGATGTACATATCCTTCAAAGAGGGTGGTGTATCTCATGGTTCGGGTGCTTCAAGCTCTTTGCTGAAACCTAAAGTACACCTTGAAGAACATCCAGAAGTAACCTTTCCGGAAACAAAAACCGTGGAGGTTCATACGCTCGACGATTACTATGATCCGCAATACAATTTTTTGAATATTGATGTTCAAGGATATGAGCTGGAAGTTTTAAAGGGTGGCACAAAAACACTAGAAAACATTGACGCCATGATAGTCGAAGTAAACAGAGACGAGGTGTATGAAAATTGTCCCATGATAGAAGACATAGATAACTTTTTAAAAGATTTTGGATTTGTCCGAGTGGCAGAAGTCTGGCAATCTAAAAGCTGGGGAGACGCTTTATATGCAAGGAATTAGTATAGTAACGGGGACACTTAATAGAAAAGAGTACCTTCCGTCTTTAATAGAAAACACAGTCAACAGCGGTAGCGATGTCGAGATTGAGCTTATATTGGTTGATGGTGGAAGTACGGACGGTACAATACAGTTCATAGAAGAATTGAACCATCCTAAAATTAAACTAATCAATCATGGACAGAGAAGTCCTTATCCCCATTACATGAATCTAGGAGTAAAGGCGGCATCGCATGATCTAATATGTCAGTGGAATGATGACGTTTTATTAGCGGCATCTTGGGATGATGTGTTGGCGGAAATAGACGATGAGCATTCGGCCTATCTTTTTAACTGGAAAGAAGGCAATGTCGAAGATATGTCTAACGAGGGCTGGCTTAGCTGTCGGCACATTAGAGACAATGGGTGGATAATAATTAATAATGCTGAGTTTGATTACCCTCAGTCCAAAGGCGAGCAGAGGGGTGAGATAGTTATGAACTACGGAATATATAAACGTTCCGTTTTTATGGAATACGGTCTTTATAGTCCCGCCTATCAGTACTACTGTGCGGATGGAGAAATGGCAATGAGATCATACTATCAGGGTGTCAAGTTCAAGACTCTACTCAACATAAAGGTTTGCGTCTTGCCCGCAGAAAAAAGGGCAATAATGATACAATCTGATATAAACCAATATTATGCGGACTGCACATTTCTCAGAGACAACGTTCAGAATGGAGCGAATCTGTCTTTTTCTTTTCCGGGAGAATATCTAGATGGCTAGAAAAGTTATATCGTTTAGTTTATTTGGTGGTGGGGCGAAATACTGTCAAGGTATGCTCACTAACATGGAGCTGAAGCAACAGTTCTTCCCCGATTGGGAGATAATGATATACCACGACGACAGTGTTCCAGATGTAATTCTAGGTGCCTTGGAGAGAAAAGGAGCCACACTAAAAAACGTTACAGGGTTTGGAGTGCTTCCAGCTAGCTGGAGATTCTTGGCTTATGATGAGCCGGATGTAGAGCGTTTTATTTGTCGTGACGCAGACTCAAGACTTAGCCAAAGGGAGGCCGTTGCAGTCAAGGAGTGGGAGGACAGTGATAAACAGATACACATAATGCGTGACCATCCACATCATGGAAGTCCTATGCACGGAAAGCCTATTCTTGGCGGTATGTGGGGAATGAAGGTATACAGACCAAATGGTTCCCCAGCACTGGCAGACTATACGATGTATTCGATAATATTGGATCACCAAGGAGATGAGGTTTTTTCAAAAGACAGAAATAAATGGTTCTGGACTGACATGTGGTTCTTAAGGGATGCAATATACGCCTCATACGGTAACGAATACGACTCTAAGGTACATGCGGCACGAGATTATATGCATAAGGTAAAATGGTGCAATGAGCCTTGGGCAGAAGACTTCCCCACTAAAAGAAACGAACAAAGAAACTTTGTTGGTGAAGTGTTTATTTTTGATGAAAACGGTAAGGAGAAAAGAGAGTGGCAATACAAGGAGATATAATAAAACACAATGGAGTAGAGCTATATCGACACACCTCTTCACTGGCTGAGTTAAGGGGTAAGTTATTTGTGAATAAAGAACAGAGGATGTGTGTAAGAACATCCACAGAGGAAAACTCACAAGTCCTAGACTCCACAATCTACGAGCTTCGACAGAATGTTTTCTGGCCAGAGATAAAGAAGATAGAGACTGGGTTATACGAGATTGAATATATAGACCACGTTGTCTATTGGACGGAGATGACAAACAAGCAAATTAAGCAGTGTATGTTATTTTTATGTGATGTGCTAGAGTATCTTAACTCGTTTGGATGGACCCTACAGACACACCTTTGGAACGTGGTGCTCAGAAATGGAAAACCGTTTTTGCTGGATATCGGTGATTTCAATATATACGATCCCGTTCTTCAAAGAGACAGCCTTGTATCTATGCTGAGACAGGAGGCTAGCCCACACGCCCCTATACCCATGAGCGATTGGCTTGTTGATGGTGAAAGTGTTTTGTCGGAAATACTGTCTATTGATCTAAGGCTGGATGGCACCAAATATATTAAAAAAGCCAAAAACATATTGGCGTCTTCGCAGACCGTTCAACAAAAAAACTATTGGGACAACTACAATAAGACTCATTATACCTGCCGCAAGGAAATACTAGAGTCGGTCGATAACGCCAAAGATGGCCCAGTTTGTGACTATGTGAAAAAACATGCCCCCAAAACCCTTACTGACGTTGGATGCAATTCTGGAAAGCATTCGTTCTATGCCGCTATACAAGGGGTCAACTGTATTGGCTTTGACTACGCCGCAAAAACAATAGACGATGCGAACTCCGTTGCTGCTAGTCTAGATTTATCATGTTCGTTCTCCTATGTTGACATCTTCAAGAGTAGGAACAGTAGTGAAAATAGAGAGTCGATACAAGAAAGATATCGTAGCGAAATGGTGATTGCTCCGGCTATACTACATCACATATTTGATCAATCCGGAAAAGATATCAAAAAGTGCGTGGAACTTATATGCGGTTTTAGTACAAAGTATGCCGCTATAGAATTTATACCCCATACTGACGAGTCTAGAAACAGGAGCGTAGCAGACTGGTTTACTTTAGATCAAGTTGTGTCTTCATTAGAAGATCTAGGATTTCATATACAAGAGATAGCTGATTCTTATCCGTCTGGTAGACAATGGATATTCGCAAAAAAAAGTAAATAAAAAATGTTGCCAGTCACAAATGTGATGATAATATGGTAGTGTTTAGCTAAGACATTGAGAATGGAGACATCATGAAATTTGTACCAAAGCGATGGGGCTATGAACTATGGATAGAGAACAATAGAGATTACTGTGGAAAGCATCTGCATGTTGTTCCTGACCACTGGTGTTCATTTCACTATCACAAAAACAAGAAAGAAACATTTTACGTAATAGGCGGCGAATTGCTGCTTATCCACGCGAAGTATAGTGAAGACTTGGCTAAGGCTGTAAAGGAATCTAATAATCCAAGGTGGGATTGGCAGAACTCTTTTCCAGAAAAAAGCGATCTCTACTACAAGTTTAAGACAATAACCTTAAGTAAGGGCGACTGTTTGACCATAGAGCCCTATGTGCTACACAGCTTCACGACCGCAACTTCAGAGCCATGCGACTTTGTTGAAATATCCACTTTTCATGAGGATTCAGACTCACACAGGGTTTATGAGGGATAATGAATAAGGCACTAGTGTACACGCATCAGGGTCTTGGCGATCAAATTGAGTGCGTTGGTATGATACGTCACATAGCAGATATATTTGACGAGGTTCACATACTATCAAAGTCTCAGCACGCAGACACTGTCAGATACATATATAGGGACGATTCTACCGTAAAAGTTCATGTTATTCCTCCTAGCAGATCAAACGAGTATGGGGACGAGAGGCTTTGGGTAAGATCCAACTTTTCTAGCTTTGACGGAACAGTTCTGACTCCGGGTCATGAGAACTATTTTAACAACATACAAGACTTCAACAGAAGACAGGTGGCGGCAGCACCAGCCTTTTATGAAATAATTGGAGTGCCGTATGAGTTTAAGTTTGAAAAATTTTACTTCCAAAGAGAACGCAGAGAGGAAGATAGAGTCTATGAAAAGCTTAATCCAAACGGAGACAAGTATATCTTTGTTCATGATGATGTTTCTCGTGGATTTTCAGTAGATGTTGAAACGGATTATAAGATAATCAGAAATGATATGTCTGAAAATGTTTTTCACATGACAAAAGTATTTGAAAACGCCGAGGAGATACATTGTATGTCCAGTAGCATGTTTTGCCTAATAGACTGCATGGCTGCGTCTCCACTGTTAGAAACCAATCTAAATCAAATAAATAAATTCTTACACTGGAACGTAAGAAAGGTTTTCCTTGGTAATGGATATATGGGTGCGGATAATTGGAAGGTGCTAAGATGAAAATAGCTCTTTTTACAAACAAGAGTCAAGAGGCTCACATAGCCGCTGAAATAATACAACCCAAAGTGGTAGTAACAAATAAATACGACAAAAGGATAGATTTGTCGGAAATGGATCTTTTGGTATCATATTGTTATCGGTCTAAAATAGACGTATCTGTATTTTCTAAACCTAAGTACGGTGGAATAAACTTCCATCCGGCACCACTACCTAAATACAGGGGCTTTGCTGTTTATAACTTTGGAATACTCAACGAAGAAGAAAAGTGGGGAGTAACCGTACACTGCCTTGAAGATACGATTGACACGGGAGATATACTAGCCTCCGATACTTTCCATATAGATAAAACAAAAGAAACAGCTAAGTCGCTTAGAGACAAGAGTCATATATGTATGCTAAAAATGATGTCTAAAGTAATAAAAGACTTCAAAGATCTTTATTTGGCAAGAAAGCCCCAAAAAGGACAGGGCGGATATTACTCTAAGTATATGATGGACATGGCTAGGCGAGTAAGAGACGAAGACGATCCAAGTACTGTCAATAAAAAAATACGTGCCTTTTGGAATCCTCCTCATGACGGTGCGTTTATTGTCAAGAATGGACAGATTTTAACACTGGTAAACAAAGAAGTTATAAAACAGTTATAAGGAGCTAGATATGGCTGATACGTTGGGTGGCTTGATAGACAAGCTGATCACCATCGACATGAAGATGTGGACAAACCAAGAATTTCTCTACGAGGTTCGACGAATATCATTTGAGGAGTTTAAAGAAAGATTCATTGCCACAGAACAACAACAAAGGGATCTATTCGATTCTGTCAAGAAGTGCTGCGACTTAAACTATCAACGAAACGTATTGATTGATGAGGTTGATGAAAAAATCGTTGAGATAGTTGAGGCGGCAACCAGCGGAGAAGAACTAGATAGCGGAAAATTTATTCAGAGAAAACATAAGACATATTAGAGATGATACCTGTTTATAAGCCAACAATAGGCACTCTCGAAAAAGAGTATGTTAATGATTGTCTAGATAGCTCTTGGATTTCATCTAAGGGTAAATACGTTAAGCTTTTTGAGAACGCATTTAGTGAGGCAACGGAAGTTTCATATGCGACTAGCGTTTGCAATGGCACTGTGGCATTACATTTAGCACTACTAGCACTAGGCGTAGGAGAGGGCGATGAGGTTATTGTTCCAACTTTCACCTACATAGCCTCGGTCAACTGTATTAAGTATGTCGGAGCAACTCCTGTCTTTGTAGACTGCCTAGAAGATACTTGGCAGCTAGATCCAGAGGACGTTAAGAGAAAAATAACCCCTAAGACAAAAGCCATAATTGCAGTACATCTATACGGACATCCAGCCGAGATGAAAGATATAGCTTCACTAGCAAGGGAAAATGATATATTTGTTGTTGAGGATTGTGCGGAAGCATTTGGTTCTTTATACGAAGGTAAGCATGTTGGGGGATTTGGCGACATTGCAACCTACAGTTTCTTTGGCAATAAAACAATAACGTGCGGCGAAGGGGGTATGGTTGTGACAAACAACGAAACACTCTACGATAGGTGCAAAAGTATCAAGTGCCAAGGTTTGGCCACGCATAGACAGTACTGGCATGATGTTGTTGGATATAACTACAGGATGACAAACGTTTGTGCCGCTATTGGTTATGGCCAGCTACAGCGGATGCAAGAAACGCTATCTAGAAAGAGGCGGATAGCAGAGATATACATCGACAGTCTCAAGGGTACAAATATATCGTATCATAAGGAGAAAACCAATGTCTATCATAGCTATTGGATGTTTAGTGTGATTATGGACATAAACGAAAAGCAGAGAGATTTGGTAAGACAGCATCTACATAACAAAGGAGTAGAGACTCGTCCGTTGTTTTATCCTGTTCACACGATGCCCATGTATTCTGGAAAATACGAGATGCATAGAGTATCTGAGGAGATACACAGAAAGGGATTCAATGTACCAAGCTACCCAGAAATGACAGATGATGAGGTGCTGTATGTCGCCAATAGCATAAAGGATATAGGAGATCCAAAATGTCTGGAATCTCTATAATAACCTCGATGTTACGTTCTGAGACTTTTATCGACGGACTAATCCAAAATGTAACCGAGATGCAAAGATTCGATGACTGTGAGTGGATAGTGATAGACGTTAACCCTTCCGAGGAAACATATGAAGGAAAAAGAGTACAGCAAGCGGCAGAAAAACATTTCAATATAAAATACTTTAAGTTAAGGTTTGATCCCAAGGGCGGCGTATACGGTGTCTGGAACCTTGCAATAAAAAGCATGGCCCAAAAAGAGTATATAACCAACTGGAACTGTGACGATAGAAGATATAAGGACTCTTTCGCAAAGCAAATAGATATCTTAGACAACGAGCCTGACGTAGATCTACTTTATAATGATCATTACTGGCACGAGGCTCCGAACGCATCACAAGAGAACATACGACAAACAAAACACGAATTAATGGAGCATCCTGAGTTTTCAATAGAAAGTATATGTCTGAGTAATCTGCCACACAATGATCCAGTATGGAGAAAGTCTTTGCATGATAAATTTGGGGTCTTTGATACGAATACCATAACCGTAGCTGACTGGAACTTCTGGGTAAAGTGTGCTATCGGGGGTGCTGTGTTTAAGAAGGTTCATGACATCAGGGGAATATATTACAATAATCCAGAGGGGATATCTACGGGAAAACGTAAACTAAGAGAGAGAAAACTCGAAGTGGCTAGAGCAAAAGAAAGACACAAACAGACACTAAACAATTTCTATCAAGGAAAAACAGAATGATGAACATAGCGGCTTCGGTCAAAGATCTATCGGTATCTCAAAGTTCTTTTTATCTAATAAAAGAATTTAACAAGTGCCTTAGCAATACGGATCTATCAATGTCGGTTTTTTTTGAAAGACCGGCAATACCGCCAATACAAACGTGTTTCGCCTGCAAAAGTGTATCTTTTCTGTCGTCCTATCAGGGTGTTGTTATAGCTACATCTCTTGAGGCGGCAGATCAGGCACTCAAAGCATCTAATTCAAGCTCAAGATACTTATATATGTGGGACTTAGAATGGCTAGAAACTCCCATGTATTTTGATGCGGCGATGCGTATCTTAAGGGACGAAAGATTAAAAATAATAGCAAGAAGTAGTTCGCACGCACAGCTTATAGAAGAGTTTTGCAACAAGAAGACCGTAGGAATTGTATCTGATTGGGACATGCGAGAAATACAGAAACTAATAGGGGACAAACATGAAAAACATAGATGAATCATATGTAGTAAAAAAATACGCCGAGGGACAGAGTACTATCTCTTTAGCAAAAGAACTTAATACCTATCCCAAAAAGATAGAGAGAATACTAAAGAAAAATGGTCACGCTTTAAGAAGCAGATCTGAATCTCAGTCACTGGCGATCAAGAACGG